AAAAAGAACCTATATTAGTTCAAAGTTAATCATAATACTTCTCTGGTTTTCCTGGAAAATGCAATTCATACATTGCTAAAGAAAAGAAAAGCGATATAATAAACTAAATACCAATTACGCTTTTCTGCTAGGGACTGAGTTGAAATAATGAAAAAGTGAAGATGAACTACTTCAAAAAACAATAAGCAATTAACCAAATGATGTGAAACAAACGCAGGAAGAATCAGAGGAGTGAATAATATATGATCAATCAGGTATTCGGCGCTATTGCTGCCCTCGGTTCTGCTGAAGCGCAGAACTTGCTGGCATTGGCGGGTGAAAATGTATTAAAGAAATATCAGGATTCACATGCGTGGGAGAAACTTCTCGTAAATACGGGGGAGTTCTTTCTTAATTTTGAACAGGAAGCGACTGATTTTTTTAAGGATTTAGCACTTGCCCTATCAAAAGAAAACATGGTTCAGATTGCAAAAGATCTTCAGACCGACGATGGCTATGGCCTACAACATAAGCTGTATGATTCTTTAATGCAATTGATGAGCAAATACGAAATACCTTATGAAATTGCTGAAAGCTATACGGTGAGGATCATATATGCAGTACTCGAACAATTAAGAACAATCAATCCAGATAAGTATGAGCACTATTTTCTGCAAGAGTGGCGTGATGAGCAGGAAAAAAGCTTTCAAGAACTACAAACCAGAATCGACAAAGTCTCAAGTGAAATAGCAATCTACCAACAGAATAAGCTGGAAGTTTTTTCTTCTGGCCAGATGGATATTGAGCTAAGAAGAAGCACTTGCGATCCATCCATTGGGATCGAATACTTTATTGTTGATGATGAGCGATTTCAGGACAAATTTGAAGACCAAAGATATGAAGAAATCATTTATGTCAGAGGACGCAATAGAGAGGAAACGATTTATTGTGTCCTGAATGAACTTTGGAAACTAAATGATAAACGTCCCGTCTATGTCGTTAAGAGCCTGGAATCATGGGATAAGCTTCGGGATCTAGGATATTCAGGAAATGTATATATACCATGGTTCTACGCAGATGAAATCGTTGCAATTGAGAACAATACAAATATCTTTGTAATAGATGAAAACACCCCTGTGTTCAGAGTGGGTGTTTTGGAATTGCGCCCAAGGACACGTGATACTCTTTCCAAGTGTTTGCAAAACTCTGGAATGGAATACAGCAAAGCATATGCCCTTTTAGCAGATACACATGGATTGTATGCCCAAATCAAAAAAGGATTGTTTCGTGGTGAGTATTTAAAACAGCCTTCCTGGGTTTCCGGCGTTGGCGAAAAAGCCCAAAAGACATGTTTGCTTATTGGCAGTTGGGAAGAGATAGACGGCGATAAGCTGATTATCGAATCATTGTATGGTGATTCATATGATCACTTTATTGACGAAGTCCTTCCATATGCCAAGGGAGAAGACCCCCTTCTATATATGATTAACAGGAATGGCTCTGTGTCGTATTATTTGGCAAAGCTATACAATCAACATACAACATCTTTTACGCCTCGTGAAATCACTCAGTCCGAGGCGCATACATAGAAATGTTCGTTTATAAGACCGCTGCTTAAATTAAACAACGCTGTTATAAGTGAACATTCAAAGGTGGACATTCATAATAGGTAATGCCCTCGTCTCAAAGTGAACGCACACTTTGACCCGACAAATAAATAGCGCAAAAAAATAGGGCAGGAACGGAGTAATTTCCGAACCTGCCCTAATTTATTTTCGCACATTTAATCAACTGAGAATATTTACACCCACAAAATATCCTCGGATTTTTACTTGCCAAACATAATGAGTGCTCCAACAATGCCACTCACCAGCAAGGTGCAAATACAAGTGATAATTGCTACTTTAATAGAGTTCACATTGTTGGCAATCTGTTTGTACGGTTTGTTCTCAGTCTCATTGACTTTATCAGCCAACTTGCGCTCTGTCTCCTGCCACGCTTTCGCCTGTGCATCGACTTTGCTGTTGGTATCATCTACCTTCGTTTCGATGTTACTGACACGCTGGGCAATGAGTTCAACAGATGTGGCAATCTTATAGATAGCTTTCTGCTCACTCTGGATTTCTTTCAGCTCACTTTCCAGATTATCAATCCTGTGTGAGTTGGACTTGCATCTCTGCTCAGTCTCAATCAGCATGACGGTCTCTTGTTCAGTCATATGAGAACCTCCTTGTTAAAGTTACTTACCTTCTTCCTTCTTGGCAGTAACTTTATCAGCGGGAGTGGCAGGGTTAATCACCTTGCTCATGTCGCACAGACTATCAATCATTTCGGCAATTGCGTCATAATCAATGTCGTAGTTAATGCCATCTGCGCTCGCCTTGAGCATCGCCAGAACCCACTCTTTTCGTTCTGCACCGTCCTTGAACTTGGTCTCAGCAGTCTCCATCAGCTTCATAACCTTGTCCAGGACAACGCCCCAGTTTCTCTCTTTGACAGCCTGCTTGATGTACTTGACAAGCTGAATAACGAGAGGAATGGCCGCCGCCAAGCCAGAGGCGATTGCTGCGATGTACTTCAAAATTTCCATCCAATCCATAACTAATACCTCCGTATTACCTGTGTTTTATGTCAAAACAATTTGTTGACTTCCGCCTGAACCTCAGACGGATTGTAGCCAGCCTGCTTCAACCGGCTTGTCCGAGTAGCGCCATTGCCCCATGTAGACCAGCGAGAATCGGAACAAGTCCCATAAAATATCTCTTTCGCAATCTCTGCGGCAGTTTTCTTCGCCGGTTCACTCTTGGCGGTTGACCCAGTCTGCGTGGTGATAAACCCGGAATACCCAGCGGCTTTCAGCTTTGCCATCATGTTTTCCGCGTTTGCCTTCTTCGCAAAGGCGCCAACCTGAACCTTGTACAGACCACCAATCTGCACAATGTATGTAGCAAACCCGGCGGCTTTCAGCTTTGCCGCAAACGCATCGGCATTTGCTTTCTTTGCGAAAGCACCAGTCTGTACCCTGTATAGCGTGGTTGTATCAGGGGTAGGCGTGTCCGTTTTGCCGGTATCGGTAGTGCCGCCTGAGAGCTTCTGTGTGACCTTAGTCGCAAGGTCTCCCATGCGAGCGTACATCCAATCACCGGGGCAGGACTTGTTGGCAAACCACCGATGAACAGTCAACACCATTTCGCCAGACTTTGGTGCGTAGTTGAGGGTCTTGGTTTTATCGCCAAACCACAGCAGCTTGTTCTTACCGTTGCGCTTACAGATGTCTACGCAAAGCTCAATCAGCTTGTTGTAAACAACATCCTTAAAAGCATACGGTTCCGTAGCGTCGGATGCACACTCGATAGTGATTGCACGCTGGTCATTGGCAGCAGAAGAGGAGCACCAAGAACGGTTCTTTTCCTCCACATACATACCAACGCGCCCATCTACGCCAATACCATAGTTGCAGCTTGCCTGTTTGGAGGTCGGAGCAAAGATGTTGCCCAGCGTCTCCACGCTACACTGACCAACCACACAGTGCGGTGTAATACGGTCGATAGCTTGCGTGCGTTGTCCAGAATGGTTGGGGCTGAGCTTGGTGTAGGACACCAGTGAACTGTTTGTATAACCCATATTCGTCGTCTCCTTTCCTGTTTCTTGCGGTGCGCTTGGCACCGTTTTACCTGCATACTTGTCGTAGTACTTCTGACCGAACTCAGCTCTCTTACTCTGAACGGTAGCGCCCTGATTAGCCGGACGCTCGAATTTCGTAAGGACAGAATTGGAGGCCGCAAGCACAGTCTTGGCAGACTTCAAATCAGCAAGGACGCCTTTATAGCTTTCACTCAGTTCCTTGTACATGAACTCAAGCTGCATATTCAGGTCGCCGATAGACTTCTTCTTGCTCTGCGCAAAGGCAAGTAGTGCTTTCTTTCTGGTGTGATATGTCCACTGCGCCAGACCGTAGCCTGCACTGTCTGTCCCAAACTTCGAGTAAGAACCGTTGTCTACGGCGGCAGTGTAGGAGGCATCCGTGTACCCAAGTCGGGTCTCATAAGCGTTCTGAAGGTTGTTCGGGCGTAAGCACGACTCTGCGTAGAGATTTCCCATCAGGCCAGCAACGCCATATTCGTTTCCAATCTTGCCGAGCAGATAATTCCAAATGGTCTTCTCATCTGTATCACCAGAGGCAGAGAGGACGGTCGTAGTCTCTGCCGGTTTTTCATCGGAGACAGCCGGGTTATAAATAAAGCCAAGGAACTTATAAGCAGCCCCTTGACCCCAGTTACCATTTCCCTTTGTCCTTGTCTTGTTCCAAAATGGGGTGGAACTGCCCCAGCCGCTTTCGGATGTATATACCTCCGTATCGCTGACGACCTTCTCAACAATGGCGACATGACCAGCTCCGTCAGAGCCGTTCAGCGTAGCACCTTTCTGCCAGACCATACAGGCGCCAAGCTTCGGTGTCTGACCGGTCTTCAGCGAAGTCCCTTTGTACTGGATAAAGTTCTCGGCGTTTACAGGGCGAAGATACTTACAGTACCCATATCCGCCAATTTCATTGAATCGCCCATAGGCGTACCCAACACAGTTGGACAGCACATCGCAGTCCTTGTCTGTGGGGCTTCCCTTGATTGCGTCGGAGTAACCACCATTTGCTTTGGTGATGTAATATTTGTTTCCAGCTTTCGGCTTGCTGGTTCGCATCTTAAAAGCCATCGCATATCACCTCTTGTCTTTATTTTCAGATGGCACAATCATCGGTACTGTAGTTGAACGGTTCAACGGTCGTACCGTTTGTAAGAACAACAGGCTCCACACTTTCCGAACCGGCGGCAAGTATGTCGTCCACGGTTCCGTCATCAATGTTGTCTGCCTGTTCCTGTATGTAGCGTTCACGGCGGAACTTCAAATTCTCGCTCTGCCGTTTCGCGCAATACGCTTTCATGCAATAAATCGCATAGGTAAGAACCTGCGCAACAATATCGGAAATCAGAACGCCGAGGTATGTCAAATCATGCATCACCCACATGGCGACCATTGCATAAATCAGCACGACATTGAAAAGCACAAAGAGATAAATGGCGAGTAGCTTGCTCGTCTCGATGTGCTTGGTGTTGTACTTCTGCTTCTCTGCACGAAGGGACTGCTTGTACTGCTTCTGGACATTCGCTTTACGAATCTTAGATAGCTTTACCTGATAGTCCCGTTTGGACATCCCCATACGAACCACCTCCTTATATAAAACTTCGGTTTTATACGCCAGAAATACATTGTGGGAGCCTGCTCATACAGCATGGCTCCCACTTTTTATTTCTTACGCGCTTTCACCGTTCAGGATTTCCTCGGCTTCCTCAGCCGTAATCCATTTGCCAACGGCGTTCAATACCATCTGCCGGTTCCAAAGGCCACGGTCATAGTAGCCTTTGACCTTTTCAAATCTTGCGCTATGCTCATTCATTGGTGTCTTCCTCCTCTTCCGCAGCAGCGTAGTCCGGGTCGTCTACCGTGTCATCGTAGGTTGATTCACCTTCAATGTCGCCCTGACTTTCAGCCTGCACCTCAGTCTGCGTCTCAACCTGCTCTTCCAAAGGCAGGTCAAAACCAGTCATCATGGAAAGGTAATCCACATTAGCCGCATTCTGTGCAGCGACCTTATCCTGCTGCATCATATATTCACCGCTGGGAATCTCCTTAAAATCGACTTCGCCGTTCTCACTGATGGAGTTTCCAGCGAGATTATAGACGATACCATTGATAGCGACGCCCTGTGCGCTCTCATAACCACACAGGCCATAAGCGCCGTTCTCCTGCAGGCAGACCCAGTTCGGCTGCTCAACAAGCGCGAGCAAACTGCCGTCCTTCAGAAACTTTACCATGTCCTGAATCCTCCTTGTTCTTGAATAAACTGTTGTAGAAAGCATCCATCTTCCGCAAAACGAGCGTGCTGTTTCCACGAATCATATGTCCGCGCCAGCTTTGATAGGCCGTCTCTACATCTGTGATAGTGAATCTTCCTTCATCTATCCATCTTCGGAATATTCTGAGTTTCTTCCGCATCTTTACCGGTGACTTTCGGTTCATCTTGCGGATGACAGCACCGGTTTCGTTCAGGAAGAACTTCGTTTTCAAGAATTTGACTCCCTTGCGCAGCGGCGCTATCTTTGTCTTCTTCTCGTTCAAAACAAATCCGTATTCCTTGCACTTCTTTCTGATTTCTTCCATGCAGTATTTCAGATACTCTCTGTCCTCATGTATCAGATAGAAGTCATCCATATACCTTCCGTAGTATTTGATGTGTAGCTGTTCCTTTATGAAGTGGTCAAGTGGACTCGCAACCATCAACGCATCTATTTGTGATACCTGGCTGCCAAGTCCAAAACCAACATCTCCGAAGTCCTCCATGAACTGGCAGGCTATACGGCGCACATCATCGTCGTGTATCCTGCGCTCTGCCTCTCTGTAGATAATAGCGTGCGGAGCACTGTTGAAGAAATCGGAGAAATCGCCAGTAAGAACACCGCCGGATTCTACACCTTCGACGCCAAACTTTCGATAGAATCTGTGCAGGTGCCTGTCCAGTCTGTCCATAGCAAAGTCAACACCTTTGGCTTTCAGACTTGCGGCGTTATCAAAAACAAATGAGTGAGAAAACACAGGGACGAGTATATTATCGCAAAGACATCTCTGCACTACGCGCTCGGAGATATGAACACTCCGAATGTGCCGTAGTTTTCCGCGCTCAATTAGGTCAAAGTCATGGAAGCCACGGCTCCTGAACTCCCTACGCAGCAATGCATCGTGCGTGCTGGCAGTGTTCGTGGTGATGCGGCTCATATAACTTTGTGTACTGTTCTTCCACATAACGCCCTTACAGCAGTTCTTGCCTGCCTGATAAAGGTGCTCATAGGAGAATACATCTTCATAGCGGCCAAAGCTTTCGCTGTAGGCAATTCTTTTCGCCTGACGAGCCGCCACTCTGCGCTGATATCTGACTTCGTGTCTTTCCTTGCTGTTCATACATCATCCCTTATATACATAAAATATTGGGTGTGCCGTACAGTCTTATTGTAGGCGGGAGTTCTAACTGCGTAGTCCGCACCATGAAACCGACTATTCCCGTATTCATCGGCCATGCAAGAAGCGTCATCCGGTGCATATCATCGACACACTGTTTTGAGCATATTTGACTATGCTACAGGAACAAGTCTCCCTTCTGCAGAAGTACAAATTTCGCCACGAGGGTTACTTTGACTGACCTATAGACCTACAGAATCCGAAAGCGACGCCATTACTGTTGCTGGCGTTGTTATTGTTGGCGTTGCCGTTGCTGTTGACATTACAGAAATTATTGCTGTTGCCAGAATTAGGAGAACGCTCCCACCAGTTGTTAGCGGAGCCACCACAGCAGCCCAAAAGCCCACAGAACACAACAAGACGAGACTTGACCTTAGAGTAACTTAATCTGCCGGAATACTGTTATCTTCGTATTCCTTGAATTTTTCCTTGAACCGTTTCCGGTCTGCTTTCTTGACGCCCGTAATAAGGTCACGCTCCTTTTGGATGAGCCGACCCCATTCAAGCATGGCGTTGGGCAGCCACTTAAACTCCGTCTTGAAATTCGGGTTGTCCGAAACGATGTCATACATCAGCTGAAGCTTATCATCTAAGCTGTTGAGCAAGCCGAAAGTGTAAGTAAGCTCATCACGCTTTAGCTGTGCCTCATGCAGATTGGTCGGCATCATTGATTCCGCCACACGCACATGGGTGTCAATGTCTTCCACAAGGTTCGCAATTTTCTGAACGACAATATAGGTATATCGTTTTGGGAATTTCACGCAGTTCTTGATAGTAAATACCTGCAACTGCCGTGCGTTCTCGACATACTGGATTGCGCTCGTACTGCGCTTTGATTTATATACGGACATTCCTTCCTCCTTTTCTTCCGTTTTACTTATGCGAATGGGATTCCCACACTTCTAATCGCAAGGGGTGTACCCACGATACAATGCGGCATACGGGCACCCGTCTCCCCTGACCGGGGAGAGCGGGCTGCCCTTGTTTGCGCACTGGGCATTCTGCGTCAAAGCGAATGCGGCGGGGTGGAGGGGTTAGACGCAGAAGCCGAAAGCGACGCCAATACTGGTTGCGGCGTAGCCATAAATGGCGTTGCCGGTACTGCCAACATAGCAGGAGCTAATGCTGTTGCCAGGCCAAGGAGAACGCATCCACCAGTTGGCAGCGGAGCCACTCTTGTTCTTCACCTTTGAGTTACCCGCCTTGTAATAGGCGTACTGCGTTCCTTCTCCAGAAACGGAGTAGGTATGCCGAAGCCCCGATAAAATCAGAAGAGGGCTGCCCATCACGGACAGCCCTCACGGTTTGTTTATTATTGAAGAGGAACACTGTAAGAGCAGCGGACTCCGTCTGCGTCACAGACACATACCATCTGCTCCGCTTTCCCGTAGATTCGTTTCTGTACACAGTAATCGTCCATGCCGAGAAAGCTTCCCGCCATGATAGTTTTGACGCCCTGCACTTCATCAATCTTGTTATGATGCAAGTGTCCGGACAGCACTGCATACAGCGGAGTTCTCGCCATTGTCTGCAGCGCCTGCACTTTACTGGCCGAGCCATCAAAGTCGCCATGAACGCCGCAGTATGTCTTACCACGGACATCGATAAGATACATGGTGCTGTCGATTTTGGCAGAGCTGCCTTCCGCAGCGCCGATAGTTACATTCTCGAAGTTCTGCAGCCGTGCGCCGAGATACCACTCGACCAGGTCGTCCAGACGCTCGCCAAGCAAGGCGTCGTCCTTATTAGGCGTAATGCGGCTGTGATTGCCTGCCACGCTGACAAACACCACAGATTTGAAGTGTTTGCTCAGTTCAGCAAGGAACTCTGCAATCAATTCCGAAACGCCCTTGATTTGCTCAATCACATTCTCCTTGTTGGTGATGGCGATAGACTGGTGAATGTTGCCACTGATGGCGTCGCCATTTGACCAGACGATGCAGTTCTCACTGCCGTGCGTCTCGCCGATAGAGATGACCTTATCCAGATACCGACACATCATCTCTCTGCACACATTTGAGTTATATGTATTCCAATGGTTGTCCACATCCGCACCGTAGTGAATATCGTTAAGGCTGACCAACAAGTCGTTGTCAGACGGTTCGATATGGCACGGCTCATAGGCAAGGCGGGGCAAGTCCCCATTCTTGACTGCTTCCACAAGAATCTCGTTGAGCTCCTCCTGACGGGAACGCTCACGAATCAGTTTGTTAAACGCATTCCTCTGGTCAAAGAACTTCTGCCGTTCCTTGAGCAGTTCAATGCGTCTGGCCTCCAGCGCAGACAACTGCTCTTCATCGCATACGGCAGCCTCACCGTCACGCTCGATAGCTTCGATGATGGTACGCATTCCATACATCCGCTTCCGCACTTCACTGGAGTTGAAGCAGTTGCCCTCACCAAACAGACGCTCGCTCAAGTCCTCGTACTCATCGCCTATGGTGTGGTCAACCAGCTTTCCCATAACGATGTCGCGCATTTCTTTATAGCTTGCTGTATTGGTGCCTATGGCTTACACTCCCTTTCGTTTGTCACGAGGACGCTCCTGCCCTCGCAGACTGCGCAGCAGTCTCATGGGGGCGCCCTCCTCAACCATATAATAATGATGCCGTTTTGAGTCGCTCTTCATCGTGCGCACAATGTGAACACGGGGAAACTTCTCACGAATGGCTTCTTTTTCGGATAAAGTAATTGCAATCACTGAACTATCATCCTTTGCTTCAAATTTTTATTTTATAGTTTTGCTTTTATCATTCATTACAACACCCCATCAAGCACGCCATTTTACCTTGTGGCACAACGGTTTGACGGGGATACTTTTTGTAAACAGATTCAGTTTTTCAAAGCCTGTCTTCGGCGCATTACTGAATTAACAATCTGCCTTGTGTGCAGCTCCACAGCACAGTTGGGACAATACTTCTGCGGGCGGCCTTTGGCGGGTTCCTGCATCTTCACAGTCAGGCCGCAGTTCTCACACTCAAAGTACTGCCCGCCATAATACTTCATGTACTGATAGCCGAGGTTGCGAAAGTCCTGAATATGTATCGCTGTCTTACCGCTTTCCATAAAGCATACCTGTACATTCAGGTTGTCAATCTTTTTGGAAAACCGAATAAAGCCAGCACTACGCAGCTCTGCGAACATAAGACTCTGCCGCTTGATAGAGGTGTTGATGTTTGCCATCTGCATGACTTCCTTGTCGGAGCTGTTGACCCAATGATTGTTCTTGTCAGATGCAGCATCCCAGTACTTTGCAACGCACAACAGTGTAAATGCCAATCGTCGGAGCTGCTTGCCCTCAAGCGTCTCAATCTTTCGCAGCTCATTCTCAGTGATGTCAACTCCGTCCAGCCGAATCAGTGGGAACTTAGCGGCGTTCTTTGTCAGCTTATCCAGAATGTCCGACCACTGGACAAGCGAAACAGACGGGTCGCACTGCAACATAAAGGAGTCGAGCAGCCGTCGAATCTCCTTTTTGCTGTACTGGTTCTCATAGTAATATCTCGAAATACGGCTAAGGGTTTCCACGGGTTTCGAGCCGAGGTCATGGTTGTTCAGCATTCTCTCCGCCCAATCATATTCATTAAGAACAATGCTCATTGAATTCCTCCAGTCTCTTTTGTCTCAGGGTAAAGCGGTTCCCGCAAAACACGATTTCTCCAGCGGGGTCAATAGTCGGATAAGAAATCAATCCGTCATGTTTGTTCAGCAGATTGCGGATGATTTCATTTCCGCACATCTCCCATGCAAACCGCTTGGTCGAGCTTTTCCGATAACAAATGTCCAATACGATGTCACACAGGGCGAACCGATTGGAGCAAATCTTGCTGCACTCCTGCTCGAACTCCGTGCGCATCTCCATCATTTTGGAGAAGGTGTCGTACTCATCTACTCGCTCATAGTTTGCAAACACTGCATAGCTGCGTAGCCGGTGGTTGTAATTCTCGTACAGCTTCAGGATTGCGTTGTACTGTGAACGGGTATAAGCGGTGCCGCTTTTCATAACGGTGTAGTCAAACTCTGTCTCTGCACTGTGCCGTCCGAGATACCCGTCAAACTCCTGCTCGAAACGACGGCATATCCTGTTCATCACGCAATCGTGATTGCCAACCGGCATCCGGGACTCATAGTAGCGGAGGAAGTCCTTCTGCCGGTCACTTAGTTCGGCAGGCGGCAGCTCCAGCAATTCGTCCACCGTCATCTGGAATTCACGCATGGCGTTCTTGTTGGTGTTTTTTATGTATGTATTGTACTGCTTCATCAGTGTAGGGTAGATAATGCGCATGAAGTACGGCTTCTTGTCCGCTACGATTTTCTGATAAAAGCGGCGCTTGGCCGGGTCATCAATGGTGTTGACGCTGTGGCGGTCGTGCCACTCTCTCGGCATGGGCTTGGCAATAATTCCTTTGGCCTTGTCAATGGCGTTCTGCTGGAACAGCTGCCCGCACTTGATACGATAGTCAAGCGCTTCATATTCCTTGCTGCCTTTTTTGAATTGCGCCCGCACATCAAACATGGAGGTAATCCAGTTCGTTGTCTTCCCGATGTCATCGCCAAAGCTGTCGATGTTTGCCTGAATGAAGTCTGCCTCAGTGACGATTTTCTTTTTGGCATTACGCTGCACACACATCAGCGCCGGAAGCTCTTTCAGGTTACGGACGAGAACATCGTTATCAGTCAGCATCACAAGGTCGCCATCTTTATCCATGCCGTTCAGAGCGTGAGCAGCAGTGTCCCACGAATTGAAGATGGTGCAGGTCGTCATATACTGATACCAGTAAGCCGCCGCTTCGCTGTGGTTCGGATACACCAGCCGAATGTTATTGTGGCAGGTCATCGGTGCTCGATAGCAGGCCAGCTTCTGTGTGCCCTGTCTGCACCAATACTGGTTATAGATTTCACCGGCTTTCAGTAGTCCCGTCACCGGCATGGCAAAGATGTGCTGACAAAGGGAGTAGGGGTCACCGGACACAATGGAATAATTTCCGTGTACCTTCAGCACACCCACCTTAGCCTCATTGATGCGGTTCTTTATCATCTGGTAAACACTGCTCTGAACATAGGGGTCGTTAAGAATATGAGGTTCAATCATCAACGCCTTTATAAAGTCGTTTTCCATGCAACCGACATTCTCTTCGTTCAGCCCTGCGCCTTTGAGAAACAGAACAGTCTTTACCCAATCGGCATACAGCACATCCTTTATCTCATCCATCGTCGGCTTTATAAGCTGCTCCATATCTGCATCATCCAGCTCATAGCTCTGGATGAACTGATAGTTCAGAGTTCTCTCGCTTTCCAATTCTCTCGGACAAGTCTTCGCCACACCAAAGGTGTAACCGTTGCGGAGACAGTTCTGCACATAGTCGTCGCAGCTGGCGTAAGCATCCCACAGCTTCAACATGGAGGTTGTCAGTATCAGCTCCACATTTCGCACATCCACATCGTTACCCCATGCGTCTTTAACAATATAAGTTCCAGCGACATTTTCGGCAAAGTCCAAAAAGTCAAAGGTGAATACCATGCCTTTCTCCCATGAGAATCTGGTGTTTACTCCGCTAACAAGGTAGTCAAGCTCAAGTTCCTCTGACCAACGCCTTGCCAAAGACGGCAGCATCAAACCGTACCCGTCCGACTCTTTAAGCTGTACGGTCGCTTGCTTACGCTCCTCCATTACGGGTTCGCCGTCACCCTCATCGTTCAAATAGATGATATCGGACAGAAACTCCGTCTCACAGTCGCTTACTACCAAAATGCCGTGCGGCATAGACACTGGAATGGATGCGCTGCAAGTCAATGCGTTGTAAGCTTCCAGTTTGGCAGGCACCATTGCCTTTTCCATATTACGACCGTTGTTGATGCGCCTGCGGATTTCATCTGCGTGCCGCTCGCTGACAAAGACAATCGTCTCATTCTTGACACCGCCGTTTGTTCCCAAAAGCCGCTGATACTTGATGCCGTTAATGCTGAACCCACGGCAGGCACGATGGTAGTCTTTTTCTTTGTCGATGATTACACACAGATAATCCGGCTTGAACTGGATAGTGTCCAGTTGTGCATAAAGCTGCTTGATACGACGACGATTCTGCACGCTGTTCTGCTCTTTGCGCAGACGCCGAATCTCCATCTTGATTTCCTTTGCTCTGGCCTCGGCATCGGTAATCCCGTTCAATTCATCCAGCCAGCGCAGCACCTGGCTGTCTGCAAGCGAAATGACCTCATCGTTTCGCCTCGCTTCCGCTATGGGCAGTGTCAGCTTCCACTTGGCCTTTCGCAGTCTGCTGCTATGCAGTTTGAAGATATACTTCTGACATACTAACTGTTTTGCCAGACTCGCTCACCTCACAGTTGTATTTTATTTAATTGCTATGATATAAGAAAAATAAAAAGCCTTACTCATATTCTTCGGCTGTGTATTGGAACCACTCTTGGTAAAAGCGCATCCGCTCACACTCTATGTGTCGTTCCAACGCCACTTCGTTTTCAAGCGGGTTCTCAAAAATCTCCTCCCGTTTGAGCCGCAGCTCATCGGAATCTTCATATGTATAGGGGTAATTATTCTGCAATCGTCTTTCCTCCGTTCGTCGTGTCTATCCAATTTATGAGCAGTTCTCTCATGCGCTTGCTCGGTATGTATAGGTTGATAGGGCGGTCATCACGAATGGCACTTCGCCATATCCACTGCAGCATTTCAGACAATGCGAATGCATCCGCATCGATAGTAATGTTCTGTGCGTGGAAGAACTTCATGATGTTGGGGTCGGCAAACCGGTTGACCATGTAGGCCACATCCGTGCGGTCTTTGTATTCGTTGGTCGCTCTGGCGCTGGTCTGCAGGAAGTTCTTGCGGAATCTTCCCGTCTTGCTGTCTACCAGCTTGTTCACATCGCTCTTGTAGCAAGTCCACAGCCGTGTCTCCTGTCCGCCGCCCGGAATGCTTTGAAAGAACTTCTTCATGCCGTTTCGCAGCGTGCGAATCTCAGCGTTGTTATACCCCCGTTTGTTATACCATGACTTGGACAGGGTATAAGTCTTGTTGCCGACCGCATTGAGCTTGGGATTATCCACAATATGTATCAGGTCATGATAATCCAAAGGGGGCGGTTCGTCCGGCCTATCAGAGAACCGATACCCGTTTGCGTCGTTCTCTACACCAACAACCCTGTAGTCAAACCCGAAATAATCCAGATATGCTTTCTGGTACTGTCCATTGAAAAGGTAGGTCAGCATGAACACTTCATCAAATGAACGAAGCAGTTCCGGATTGAGAATGTTCAGCAGCGCATTGTCCAGCCGAAATAGTGAGCGGGTGTTTGCCATCTCTTTATAGTCGCTGAACCGCCCAGTGTACTCCTCATCCTTCCACTGGATGCATCCGTCTTCCAAAACTTCAGCGAGCTGGGTGACAATCAGGTCGAAATCCTTATCGGTGATATTCAGCCTCTCTATCACCTGGATACTCTCATCCACAATGAGAGAGTAGTGCTTCTCACGAATCAGCTTCAATGCCTCATCGTCCATCAGGTAGAACAGCGAGTGCGTTGCAGAGACATTGTGTCCAAGACGAAGGTGGAGCTTCAGCTCAGAGGACTTGCTCATGTGGTCGCTGTCCGGCTGGTCAAAGTCGCAGCGTTCGCAGATACGCCCGACCTCGTCCAGGTATGGGGTGATGTACAAGAACCGCTTGCTGTCCTTGTGCCGGTTCATATAGCGAATGGCAGCAGACGATTTACCTCTGCCCATGCGGGCGTCAACAATAGTTATCTGGTTCATTGGGTGGTGTCATCACATCCTTTCTGCGTATTTTTGATTAACCAAACCATCCAAAAAATTTTAGGACACAAAAAAGCCGCTCGACTGGTTATACTGTCGCTATCAATGCAGCGTCTGTAACCTGCTTTGAGTAGCTTTTTTAATAGCTCTTTTTTCAAACTCCTCCTTCTTTATAACCTTTGAATCGAAAAGCCCTGTGCCACAAGGACTTCCCGAAACGGCCAGGACACTCGGTGTGTCCTAACTTGTTTATCCGATATGCGATTGTCAAGGTGCAGCAGATGGTCATCAGGCCATCAAAATCTCAGTCTCTCCAATATCGCTGTCAACCAGATAGTTGTGATTGATGCTACCAAGGTTGAGGTTCCGATAGGCTTCATCAATCTCTTCACTGGTGATACCGATGTAATCCAGAGTCTGAGCGGCGGTAGAGTGACCGAATATCTTCTGGAGGAGCAGCAGTTTGCGGGGGTCGTTACCACTCATAACCATCTGATGGTAAGCAAAAGTCTTGCGCAGCGTGTGGGTAGCCATACGATTACCAAGACCAAGGTCTTTGGCGATACCCTTAAGCATGAGGTCAACGGCCTGCTTGCTGATAGGCTTGTTTTCGTTCACTCCATTATTGGACTGGCTGCGGAACATATAGTCGCTGAGGTGAACGCCGGGTGTGTTCTCAAGGTACAGGGTCACAGCTTCTACAACTGCTGTGTTGATGGTGATGTAGCGGTTACGCTGACGCTTGCGGGTGTTTCTCGTCTTCTTCTCCAGAACGGGAAAGCGGTCACGGAAGGTGCAATCGTCATTGATGATATGAGTGAACCGAAGCATACGGAGGTCACTGATACGAAGTCCAAAGTTAATACCAACAATGAACAGCATATTATCTCTGAACCGCTTTTGTCCAATCAGGAACTGAGAGATGCGGATGATATCATCCATGCTCTTGATAGGCTCAGCGGAGTGCTCGACAGCAAGGTCGGTATGTACCTCTTCAGCAGCGGGGGCAATGAGGCCAGCCTTGAGCTTACGGCAGCTCTGCTGGACAGTGGCAATGTCGATGACAGATGAGGGCTTAGCCTCCTGTGTGAAGTCGATGTGGATTATCTTAGCCATCGTAGCTCTCCTTTCTCAATCAAGATGTAGTCTATTTAATTATCTTGATTATACCGATATTATACCATATTCCTTTATGGAATGTAAGTATAATTAGTAGACAACATAGGGAAAACAGTGAAAAACAGAAGCATAAATAACAGGCGGCGTAGTTAAGCCCTTTTCTCTTTTGGACAAGTTGAATCCTCCTCACAAGCATCCACGCAAAGGGCTTAACCAATCATGTTCCTCTGGACATTCTTTGCCGAGAAAGCAAGTAAAATCAAGGTGTGTGGGGCTTGCAATAAAAAGCGATGGTTTGGGTCAGATGAACCGACTACATCTGTTTGCGCTGTCGGCGGGGGCTGAAAAAACCATAACCACCCCCCTACTTGCCATAGCACCGAAAAGGCAAGTAGACACCGCCAACGGCGGCACGACAGGCGGCAGACACGGCGGGGACGCTTGCGACAGGGTACACCCCTTGCGGCTATGGGTGTATTCAAAAAAATTGTGTTGACATTATGGGCAAGTGGTGCTATACTTGTTCATGCCGGACAAGGCAAGCGGGACACCACAACACCACAACACCACACCGCAAGCCAAAAACACCACCGGCAGAAAGGGAAACACGATGAACACGAACAAAACAACCGCACAGGCGAAAGCCAACACCACCACCGCAACCACCTTTGAAACCGTAAAGCGAAACTATGAAACCGCCCTTGCACAGGGCAAGGACACCGCACAGGAATTAACCGCCCTTGCAACCGCCGTTGCATACAGTGTCATTAACAAATGCATTGACCCACAGCGCAAAACCGCCGCACAGCGTGACACCGCAAGCAACACCGGATTTAATCCCGCTATGGTTGCCCTGAAAAGAGGGATTGCCGCCGACCTTGCCACGCTGGACAACACCCGCCGCACAGCCAACGCCGCAACCGCCAACACCTACAACGCCGACGGCGATTTAGTGACCGTGATTGCAGACAAGGACGCCAACAACGCCCTTGCGGGGCTGATTGATGAAACCTTATCCGACGGTATCGACCTTGTGCAGACCGCCGCCCTTGCCATTCTGGAACAGGCCGCCGAACACGCCAACGGTGAAAGCTGGCTTGATACCCCCTACACCGTCCGCCGCTTGTCCCGCCGTGTCTATATCCGTACCGACGAAAGCGCCGCATATAGGGACGATGAAACAACCCCCATTCAAGAAGTCTATAGAGCCGTTCGGCAAGCCGTTCAAAATTCCCGCGCCGTTCAGACCGACCCCCGCAACGGGTATAGCTACATAGAGGACTTGACCGCCGACGGACTGGACACCATTTATTACCGCATGAACAAGTATACCGATTTAGGCGGGTACGACTGCAACGGAAACTACACCACCGACCGACAGACCGCCGCCGACTATGAAACCATTGTTGCAAGTCTGAACTTGACCGACAGACAGGCGCAAATTCTCCGCTTGCGTATGCAAGGCAAGGGGTACAAGGCTATTGCAACCTATTTAGGCGTAACGCAAAGGGCGATTGCAAAGACCGTCGGACAGATACAGACGAAAGCCACGGCGGCGGGATTGACCCCGCACGGATTGACCACCGCACAGGACTAAACCGAACACGACACCGCACACAAGGCGGGGGCACAACGCCCCCGCCCTTTCTTTTTGGATAGACCACCCGCAACCGCAAGGAACGCCCCACAGACCCCGCCGCACACAGGGTACACCCCTTGCGGTTAAGGGTGTAGGGCAAGACCCCACAAGGCAAGCCACGGAATACAAGCGGAGATGTTCGCCACTTCCGGGAATGGCAAGCCAACGCACTATTGAGCGAATGTCAATAGAGTACCTTTGCTATCAAAGGCGTCGCCGGTGCATGAGAGTTAGGCTCATGGTACGAGATAGTGAAAATCCCCGGAGGTTTGTGCCTATGAACCTAAGTGCGGCTTGCATAACTGATGGCTATACAAGAACGACTTTTGAAAGTAAGTAGTATCGTCCGAGTTTTCTACCCAAGGGTATTGCGCTCCGAGGAGCCGAAAGCAAGGGCATATAGGTATGAAAGCCGAATTTGGTCAAGTATTGCGAATTGAACAGAACAGTCCCCGATAGAAATGAGTATCGGAAATGGTGCGTGTTCCGTTCGATACTGCAACGGCAACTTGGGGCAATATGTACCCCATAGGCTGAAATGCAGAGCCGGAACCATTTCAAATATCGGGTTTATCATTGATAGAGCCGCCGAGGGTTTTCTTCGGCGGCTTCATTGAGTGATAAACCTGTTATCACCCAAGAAAAAACTGTGAAAGGGGCATTTCAAAATGACCAGAGAAGAAAACATCGCCAAATTGGCACAGTTGCGCTCTGACGCCGAAGCCCTTGTCAAGGATTACAATGATGCAATCCAGAACGGCAAGTATGAGGACGCAACCAAAGCGGAAAAGGCTATGACCGAAAAGGTCAATGAGTACACCGCTACTGTCCGGGATATGTGCTTTGAGGACTGCAAAAACACTGATAATCCCATGCTCACCGCAGTCACGACCTTGTCCTATGTTACCATCGGGGTCAAGGACGAGCAGAAGGGCGATGACAAGGTTCCCGTCCGCACTATCGTGGATAAAGAGCGTCAGATTGACCTGCTCAAGCTCCACAAGTATTGCGGCAAAATCGGTGCCAACGAGAATTGGGCGCATATCGCCCAGAAGATGAACTTTCTGCTGACCGCACAGAAAGCCGTGGATTTGGGTATCGACCCCAAAGCGGTCAACGACAGTTATGCCATGAGCGAGATTGCCCGTGAGTTTGACATGGGCAAGAACCCCGTGAGCAAGACCAATCTGCTCAAGACTTTGCAGACGGTTATCACCGCCATGCTGGGCGAACAGTATAAGGCGACATCTCACGATGTCAACTTCCTGATGTCCGTGTATTCCAAGAAGAACCGCAAGGCTCTGACCGTCACCTGCGCCAACCACCGGTATTTCCGCAACTATCTGGCAGAGGTTTGCCACCGCATCGTCACCGGCAAGTCCTACGAGTTGGACTATCGCACCAAGAAAGACAACTAACTGCGGGTTTTTGAAGAACCGCCGCCGAACCCATGCCAATGCTGGCAGTTTTGTAGAATGGGTCATCGTCCGGCGGTTTTTCTTATGCCCAAAGCCGCCAATCCACAAAAGGAGTTTTCATATGTCCTATGATGTTTTCAAAGAACGGGTAAAAGGGCTTGTGAACCGTTCCGGTTCTGCGGTGAGATTTTCTCACGAGGATGGGCGGCATATCGCCCGCTGTTCCGATGGCGTGACCATCATCGGAAATGTGACTTGCCCGCGAGTTTTGGTCAAATGGGGAAGCGGTCATTCCGCTTACGCTACGATATAAGTTTTTCGCATTGGTACGCCGTAGGCAAAAGGGAATTTGGCGGCGTTAAATGAGGTGGGGAGCCAGTGCGGTTGCCGTAATGCGGCTTATCGAGTTTTCGATAAACGGTCACAAGCCCGTGTAAACGCAGAGTGTGGTAATTACATAGTGGGAGGGTTCCGATATGGCAGGTTATGCAAGAAAATCGCTCACAAGAAACCAACGCCGCCGGAAAGTCGTCGTGCAGAAACTGATGGGTATTGCGCTCATCGCAATTTGCGCCCTGATGTTCTGGCTTGCGTCCACCGGAGTTACGCCGGAGGAAAAAGACTGCACGGCGGTTCTTCTCATTGCCCCTATCGGGTTCTATATGCTTTTCTCAAAGCAAATTGTAATCCTCTGATTTCCCAGTTTGCTGCCTTTCACCATAGCACCGTCGAACTCAGCGCAATAAATTGCAGGGTTTCCGAATTGAAAACGACAGGGGTTTCAGAACGGTCATGGTGAAGGGTTTGCAGGCATATAGGAGGCAACATGGTCTGGCGATTCGGTATCCCCGGAGTCTTTGAAATCCGCCGATATGGTTTTGGTGGAGTGTATCTGGTCATTGGGGGAACATGGTTCACCCTGAAGCGAGGTTCGATGCCGTAAGGCTGGCACGGTACGATTCCGTGGAGTGGTTTTCCGCTTAACGCTTAGTCCTTGTATTAGTGAAGGTAAGTGAGGGGGCACCCAAAATTCTGAAAGCTTTACAAGGCGTTGGGGACTACGAAAGTGTCCAAGCGTTATGGAAATGCTGCCATGACCACGGGATAAGATTAAGAAAGTGCATCCTTGGAAGTTGGAGTATTACGGCTATAGCCGTCGGGTGAAACTTCCTCCCGTTATCAATAATGGAAAGGAGCTTATGATGAAAAAGTTCTTGTCTTTCCTTTTGATTTTACTCTTGGTTTCCTGTTGTGGTTGTTCTAAATCTCCGCAAAAGCTGACAGTAAGCGTCTACGGCGGCGAAACGGAAATCAACCACTACGAGGAAATCGAGAAAGGTTTTCTGTCAGCGGTGGAAGCAAATGGTCTGCATGACTATCAGCTTGTCGATTCCTCCGAGTTGACCACGGAACTGTTAGAAAACCGCAAGGGTATCACAATCATTGAACGCTGCATCGGCATGGCAATAAACGCCGAAACTGGTGATGGTGTGATTTTGAACTCTCCGTCAAACTGCGGCTGGTATATCGCTTGTCCAACAGATGGCTGCTATACCCCGTATAAGGTCGGGGATTATCAGATGCGGGATGGAACGGTTTTTCTGTCCTATATGGTTTATAGCCCTGACAACAATTACATCGACGACATTATGGAACGATATGATTTCATTCTTGATAGAGGATTGGAGGTCGGCGGTATGTATGAGTTCCGTCATATCAATGGGCACATCGAGGTTTTCCTCGATGGCGAGTTTCAGTTTTCTGCCGATACCATGCAGGAAGCGTATTGCGAACTGAAAGCGGGTTGACCGCTTTGTTTGATAAAGGAAAGGAGCTGGTTTATTGAACAAGGAAGAAATGATTTCCGCTCTCGCACAGCGTACCGGGATGACAAAAGTGAATGCCCGTATTGCTTTGGATGCTGTTTTCCAAATCATCACCGACACTTTGTCCGCCGGTGAGAAAATCAAGCTGACGGAGCTGGGCGTTTTCGAGGCAAAAGAGCGAGCGCCGAGGGTCGGCAGAAATCCGAAGACCAATGTACCTGTTCCGATTCCTGCAAAGCGAGTGCCTTTCTTCAAACCCAGCGAGGGTCTGAAAGCAGCCGTTGAACACGGCAAGTAATTTATCAAAAATCAAAGATTAGGAGAACAAGTTTATGACTACTGAAAAGATGACTGTCCATAAGGCGCTGTGTGAACTCAAGACGCTGGATTCCCGTATCCAGAAGTGTATGCAGCAGAACCCCTTCGTTTTCGCCAACAAGCACGCCAACAGCAAGGTTGCCGGTGTGAGTGTCGGCGATTACTGTAAGGAGATTCAGGCTTCTTACCAGTCCGCAAACGACCTCATCTCCCGCCGTGATGCTATCAAGCGTGCGGTTACGCTGTCCAACGCCACTGTCAAGGTGACTATCGGCGGCAAAGAGTACACGGTTGCCGAGGCAATCGAGCTGAAGAACCACGGCGTTCCCCTGAAGCAGATGCTGCTCAAGAAGCTGGACAACGACAATCGCCGTGCCCGCATGGAGGCCGACAAAAACAACGGCGATGTTCTGGAGCTGCGTGCCGATGAGTATGTCAAGTCCCTCTACGGCAATGTCGATATGAAGGGCGCCAGTGACGAAATCAAGAAAGTCCGTGCCGACTTCATCGCCGCACAGACGATGGAAATCGTTGACCCCATTCACATCGCCGATGAGATGGCTCGTCTGGAAAAGGAAATCAACGACTTCATGGTCGAGATTGACTCTGCCCTGTCGGTTTCCAATGCGCTGACCGAGCTGGAAATCTCCTACTGATATGAGTGAGGTGTGCAAGCCGCAAAGCGGCACCATCTATACTCACGATGAAGCGATGCTCATTGTCGAGATGTTTGAGGATGTCCTTGACACCTACAACATCAAGGTTCCCTCTCCCGAAGATGACGAACGGGAGCCGGACAATGAAGCAAAGCTCTACGGAAGCGTCTACTCCGATTTGCTGGACAATGTTGAGGAATCTCTCATCGACCTGCTTGATAGGCATAAGAAGCACACAGTAATCGTGACAGACGAGTTTTCCGGAACCGTTTAAGCAATCAACTTCGTTGCCGTCCGAAAACCCCGAATCATATGCCTTCTCTGTTTTGCCAAGTACAGATAAGTAAAGTGAAAAAGAATTGGCTCCAGCCTGCTAAGCTGATATTTAATTTTGTTAAAAGGTTCTAACAAAATCAAATCTACATTTTTGGGATGAACATAGCCGCCGTGCTTCTGACTGGTTAGACACAGAGAGCTAACCGGGAGCGGCGGCATTTGAACTGTAAGGTTCAAAGCTCAAAATTAAATATTCAATGCTCAACCCTTAAAGCTTTTTATTGAAGAAAGCTCAAATACCAAAGCATAAACACCAACCTTTTGCAAAATCCAAGGGCAATGGTTTGTCGGGTGTATATGTGACCGTGGGGAGTACCACTTGGCTGGGCGGTAACGAGTTGTTTATATATATGACCTCTGAGTAAGTGTGGCAAAGCGGAAAGACGCTTGGCGGTTCGGACAGACGAGCAATCAGGGAAAGTGGCGAAACGGTTAGACGCGGGGCGAGCTGAGCCCTGGGAAGTTGCGCAACCCTTGTTGGTTCAAATCCAACCTTTCCCACCAAATAGGGAACGATGTTCACGCTTTGTTTCTGGAGCAAAGAATGTCCTGCATTTCCAGAGTGCAGGAAGCAGTAAATTGGGGAACATCATGCGGCTGAGTAGCAAAAGGGTTTTAAGCCGTTTCCGAGATGGGGATATAGCTCAGTTGGGAGAGCATCTGCTTTGCACGCAGAGGGTCGCCGGTTCAAGTCCGACTATCTCCACCAAAAGCCCACTTGAAATGATATATAGTGGCTGGGTCAGCGACTACGCTGGGCGGAAGATAACGGGATATGAGCGTTGTGATGCTCTGGCACCGCCTTAACAAAAAGCAAATCAAGCCGGTGAGAGATAGTTAATCGCCTAAAAGCTCAAGGGCATGAGCGCCAAACCATGTCGTAAACCAGAACCGGCGGGACTAAGCAGAGGTTTGGGTGGTATGTGCCTACCACGCTCCATCTATGGCTTGCCTTTTATATTGCAAGTGGGGTGTAGCTAAGACCGGGAATAAGGGATGTCGGCACATCGTCCTTGTCAGAGGCGAGGACGGCATACATAAGAGCGCAAGGCGAGGTTCCGGCAAACTTAGGTTTAGGCCGGAGTGTATGGCAAGGACGAGGACACCAAACATGACTTTGGTAAGGAGGCGAAAGCGTGGAGCGTAATGATTTCATATCCGGCGATGCGTACTGCCGATACAAATTTGAGCGTGAAAGTAAGAACGAAGAAATCCAGCGCCTCCGTGCAAAGATGGAACGAATGAGAACCGATAACTATATTCGAGTAGCTTATGACAGCGTCGTAATAACGATTCTTGTCGCATTTATAGTCCTCCTCTTGGTGGTTAGAGGATGAGAAATAATTTATAAGGAGGGATGTCGATGAGCAGCAAAATGAACTTCATACCTCGCATATCTTCCTACGAGGATATCCGTGCTGAAATGAGCAATGACTTGCAGTATAGGCTGGCAAACAGAACTGCTAAAACTTCTCTCGGACGCCCTCTCTATTACCGCATCAATGTCCAGATGATTACGACACAGGAGTGTCCGTTCCACTGCCCCTTCTGCTTGGAACGGCAGAACCCTATGTCGGGAGACAATGATTTCGATGCACAAATCGAGGCGTTGAAGCGGGTTTTGCAGGAGCATCCCAACGCACGGCTGTCTATCACGGGCGGCGAACCCGGCCTTTATCCCAAGCACATCGCCAATATCGTTGAGACTTATCGTAAGAACGGTAATGATGTGTTTTGCTCCATCAACACCACGGGCTTCAGCACGGAGTTAAATGGACTGGCACACATCAACCTTTCACGCAACGATTATGTCTGGACAGACCCGGCTGGTTTTCCGGGGTGTACAGTTCAAACGATAGTTGAGAATCCTACGCTTGCTTCTATCAAGGACTACATGGAGATGGATGCCAGCAGCTTTTCTTTCCGGTTCCTGAGTGGCCTTGAAAAGAAGGATTACCCCGTAGACATCTGGAACGATTTGCAGCAGGATGCGGATGTTGATGTACACACATTCAGAATCGGTGATTTCTTTGTGTACGCAACCTTTGACTATGCAGGAAAACACGCCCGTGTAACACTCGGTGATATGTGGCAGCAGCGTCACAATGATTATGGTGACGGCTATTCCAATATCATTATCCATCCGGATGGCCGCGTGTCCACCAACTGGAGATAAATGGAGGGTTAGAATGCGACGGATAAGAGTGTATATCGACATTCCCAACAAGACAGTTGTTGTTAAACGGGGTTTCTTCGGTTCCGCTGTCCAGTATTCTGGCGGATGGTGGGATGATTACTCCATTGCAGAAATCATCAAGCATTTTGAGGAGGAAGAAGATGGGCGAGGACATGATTGCTGATACCCTTAATGTCGGCGATAGAGTCGAATGTATCCGAGATTCGCCTGATGATAACGATAGTATCTCTGTTGGGATGCAGGGCGTTGTCTGCATTATCGTTGACACCTTCCCGCATATCGGGGTTAGATGGGACGAGGAGGTTGTCGGAGGTCATGACTGTCGGGAATCGTGTTCTCACGGGTACGGATGGTTCGTTGCGCCCAGCGATATTAAGCGCATTGACGACAGTGACGAGCTTGAAGTTGATGCAACAGAACTGGACAAGCTCTTTGAAACTTTCGCAAAGGAGGTCACTTCATGACGGTTCTGGATTTCATAAGAGCACACTTTTCTCTGGATTCTCGGGTTGATAGTCTGTTGGTTCGGCGTAACACAAACGGCCTTTGTGAAACGCTGTATAGCGGAGCCATCGACGATGAGCGTTACATGAAACCTGAAGTGAAGTGTGCCACAATTAGAAAGTGGTGTCTTCCCCGGCGTGGGAGTTCTATTATCCTGATTGTTGAGTAAAAGATTCTGGTCTTATGCGGGTATGCTGGAATCGGCAGACAGGCAAGCTTGAGGTGCTTGTGCCCGTCGGGGCGTGTGAGTTCAAGTCTCACTACCCGCACCACGGAGCCCTTCCAACAAACATGACTGGGGCAAGATTACAGGCTAACGGCTTTCCAATAGAGAGTACGCCTGTAATGACAAAATAGTTAGTCAGATGGTGGTTGGCTGACCTTAAAGCCACTCTCATATGCAGGATTGGTGGAATTGGCAGACACAGCGGATTCAAGTCCCGCTGCCTTTGGCGTAAGAGTTCGAGTCTCTTATCCTGCACCATTAGCTTTGCCACGGTGTTGTGTCCTTTCAGTAGCTCTCTCCTTTTCGTCCGTCGTTCATCGCCTTCCTTTCAAACGGCAAAGCTGCTGTGGAATCCAAGCGTGTCCACCTTTCTGGGCGCCCCGTAACAGCCGGTTTATGCTTCCGTAGCTCAGCTGGTAGAGCACCGCCCTTTTAAGGCAGGTGTCATGGGTTCGAGCCCCATCGGGGGCACCAATTTTAACTCGCAAGGAGGTCATTTACCGTGGGGGTTCATATTTATGTAGCCGCAAATACAGCGTGGACTTTCTTCCAAAGTCATAAAGACCGTTTGTCAAAGGAAATGGTCGTCATCGCAGAGAACACAGACACACAGTATGCGGTTTATCTTACCGAGGATAATGCGCTTCCTTTGTTTTCTGTGTGCAAGGGTGATGCAAAGCCAGAGTACGAAGAGTGTGTTCTGACCGAAACAGGGTGTAACGAAGCGGCAAAGCGCCTGTATGCACAATATCTTTTTCCTATTATGATTGTTGACGGGAAGAAGTGCCCGCCGGAACCGCCGGAAGAAGAGCCGGAGGATTTGACTCGGCAGGATATGGAGGATGCGCAGTATGAGCGTGAGGACGAGCTTTCTCTTGCTTTGTGTGATTTCCTGTCCGTGGTCTTGCAGGAGTCAATAGATAACAGCCCTGAAATCATGGATACATATGGAGAAATGTTCGTAAACGAGGTATTAGACCACTTCTTGGAGTACCTCGCACAGGAGCAGTGCTTATCCATTTACCGCCCCATGATTATCACGGATGAAGAAACCGGCTGCGAGGTCTATACGGAATTTCCGTATGAGGATGATGCCGGTTATCCGGTGGACGATGACGAGTTTAGCGGTGGTTTTTGGGATGACATTAAGGGCGGCGGTCTGAAATGACCCGCCCTTCTTTTATGGGGAGTTGGCCGAGTGGCTTATGGCGGCGGTCTTGAAAACCGTTGACGGTGATGAGCCGTCCGTGGGTTCAAATCCTACACTCCCCGCCACATTTTTTTGATTGGAGGTCTGTGAGATGCCAAACTGCTTGGATAATATGCCCTGGCGTTCTTTGAAAGGGCTTGGAAAATATGCGGCTGATTTCTTGCAGCTCGGAGATTACCGCAATGTTGTGCTGAAGAACGGTGCGCAGGTTCAGTTTCGCATCATCGGCTTCAATCATGACAAAACAAGCGACGGTTCTTTGGCTCCCATTTCATGGGAGATGGTGGACTGTCTGCCTAACACTTACCCGTGGAATAGACGGGACACCAACGAGGGGTCGTGGGAGGCAACCCAGATTCGCCACCGGCTCAACGATGCGGACGGCGACATCCATCGTCTGATTCCCGATGAGATTTTGGATGTTGTCACGCCAGTCATTAAGCAGACAGCCGATGTGTACACAGGAGAAAATCGTATCATTGAGACACTGGATTCTTTCTGGATAAAGTCCGAGAAGGAATTGTATGGGCGCAATATCTACTCTGCGCCCGGCGAGGGACATTGGTACGAATGGTATCGTCAGGAGGATGTCGCATGGTTCAAGCTTCGCAACGGTAATTCCGAGTACACCATGTTGCGTTCTCCTTATTCTGGCACCAGCTATCGTTTCTGTGCTGTCGACAGCAGCGGCACCGCCCACTCCCGGCGCCAGCACCAGTCGTGGCGTCGCTTTCGGCTTCTGCACTTAAAGCTGCATGGCGCAGCCATCAGCTTTTGCCCGAACCTGTAAAATCAAATAGCTTTTTACAAGCGCCCGGCGCTCCGTGAAGGAGACCGGGCGCGTTTTATACCCACAACGGCTCCAACCTCCCCGTGGTGTGGGCGGATAACCGCAAGGTGAACCAATAGGAGTACATCAGTATTGAAGGAGTACATACATCATGGCAAAAATCACTATCGCAGGCGACGCAGCTGTCGTAACTTCCGCAATGAAGCTGGAGGACATCAAGACCATTGAGAAGTATCGCCCCAAGGAGCTGGTTCTCAAGGGCGGCGAGGACGGTAAGGAGCCTATCTTCGCTGTGGGTACCACCAATGGTGCCGGTAACATCAACGCTTTCGGCGCTTCTTTCGGCGCTGAGACCCGCGATGATGAGAAGCTGGCGTGCATCACTCTGTTCCTTGACGGCGTGACCGGCGATGTCAAGGATTGGGTCGCCGACCGTCTGGGCGCCGCCATCATCAACCTCAACAAGCTTGAGGAGAAGCTGCCCGCTGTTCTCGATGAGATTGCGGGTGAGAAGGCAACTGTGATGAGCAACATCACGGTCGCTCAGTAATCACGGGTCGCAAAACGGGGCGGTGTAAACCGCCCCGTTCCGTTTCACAACAAAACAAATTTTGAATTAAAGGAGAAACATTATGATTAAGGTTACTGTTGGCAACAATGTCAAGCGCGAGTCCGTTATCATCGACGAGTCCACTACCCTGCGTTCCTGCCTGGAGGCAAACGGCGTTGACTACACCCGTGGCGTCATGCACCTCGACGGTTCCTCTCTGAACCCCGGCGACCTCGACAAGACCTTCGCTCAGTTCGGTATCACCGAGAAGTGCTTCCTGCTGAATGTGGTCAAGGCCGATAACGCCTGATTCACAAGCAATTAAACCAGCCGAGCCGCCCGAATGGGCGGCTCTTTCTATGGGGAATTGGCGGAACAGGCAGACGCTGCGGACTTAAAATCCGCTGGTGCATACCATATCGGTTCGACTCCGATATTCCCCACCATATAACAAAATGAATAGAGGTGTTCCTATGTTCAAAACAAGCATTTCGTCAACGCCGTTTACCACGGAAGCTGCCAATAGCTACTTCACCAACATTACCGGCGGTGCTTTCGGCAACGACTGCTCTTTCCTTGCGACGCTTCGTGCCTTAGTTGCACCTCGAATCAAAGAGGGAGAGTCCGTCAATCTGGTGTTCGGCTCTTCCGATTATACGGCAGACACTATTCGGAGTGTTCCAGCGGACAGAGCCGTTTTGGCTGTCTGCAACAACTATGATATGAACGCGACGGGACAGGTTGTTGTTCATAGTTTGCGGGCAGATTCGGACAGCAATTTTGCCAACATGAAAATCATCGCTGACAAGTTTGCCTCTGTGTATGCGGGGTATCATCGCCTCGAAAAGTTCGCAGAGTTCTACCGCAAGTCTTTCGCCGTAGATTGCTATATCAATCCCGAACTTAAAAGCGTTATTATCTTTGCGGACAGCCTCGACATCCGCAAAATGCACTACCTGCAGGTTTCTATCCTTGCATTCCTGCCGTGGTATCTGAACCAGCAGGAGGGTATTACCGAGGATGAACTTGCGTTGGTCAAGTCCCTTCGTGAGAAGAACTCAGAAGAGTATGAACGCTGTCTTGCCAAACTTGCAGAACGGTATGATTTCCGAACCGCAAGAATCCGCCAGCTGTTGAAGGGGTTTGAAACCCGCTATGAGCAGATTGAGTGCGACCGGGTCAGGCAGATGATTCAGAACATTGATAGAGAAATCACCCGCCTGAATGACAATATCGGTGAACAGTTCACGAAGCGTAATGAGCAGTGCATTCGTTTGCTGGGGCTTGAGCAGAAAGTTGCCGATGGCGGTGAGGACTCCGAAATCATGGAGTACTTCCTGTGTAATACCAAGCTGGTTCTGGAGCGTGTGACCAACACCGATATGTATTTCACGGTCAAGGACTGCCTGGAATATTTTGACCGGGATATGGCGGAGCAAATCATCAATCGTGCTACCAGCTTCGTTTATCGTCCTGATGGTGGTTCCGGCCATACAGGTGCAGCTGCTGAGAAGATGAAAAGGCTGATGACTGAAATCTTTGTCAGCGAAGAGCCGCGTTTGAAAATTCGTGTCTGCGCATCGTATCGCTTTGATCTCAACGGCAGCGTTTCTCCGCAGGGGCATCGGAGCTTTGGCGCAGAGTACGCTGATTATCTTCCCAATCCCCACATCAACGACTACAACTGCATGGGCAACTATACCACCACTATCAACAGGCTCCTCAAGAATCACGATTACATCGGTGCGTTGGAGCAGTGCATTGCTTCCTGCAAGAGTCTTAACTGGGGTGACTCTGCGGTTATGACTTCGTTTATGCGGTCTATGTGGGGCAACGGCAGCAACAATCGCTGCATCGAACTGCCTGATGGTCGTGTTGTAAAGCCCAACGAAGCCATCACTTGGTTGGAGCAGCAAGAAGCACAGACAAATGAGTAAGCGGAGGAGGCGCAAAATGAGTAAACCCATTAAGATGACCGAGCAGTACATGGCTGAGTGCCGTGCGGACTTTGAAAAGGCTCTGCAACTCACAAAGCTTGCAGATGGAAAACTGTCATTCACGAAGGTGTTCACCTGTGGTGACAGAAAAGCAACTGTCGTCTTTACCGCTGGAGCATGGGCAAAGATGGCACTCCTTATCAAGGAGTTCGATAAAGAGGTCGCTTGGCATGGTGTTGCACATCGTGCAGCCGACGAAGCCGTAGATGAGTACATCATCGAAGACATCGTGGTTTATCCGCAGGAGGTTTCTGGCACCACGGTTGAGATGGATACCGAGAAGTACGCTGAGTGGTTGATGCAGAATGCAGACGATGAGCGTTTCAACAACATTCATATGCAGGGGCATTCCCATGTCAATATGCCGACCAGTCCTTCCTCTGTAGACCTCAATCATCAGGAGGAAATCCTCAATATGCTGGGGGACGATGATTTCTACATCTTCATGATTTGGAACAAGTCGTTTGTCAGTACAAATAAAATCTATGACCTCAAGAAGAATGTCCTGTTTGAAGATAAGGACATCACCGTCAAGCTTGAGGGTGAGCATGAGGGGCTGGCCGAGTTCCTCAAGACCGCCAAGGATATGGTCAAGCAGAAAAGCTATACCTATGGCAACTATGGCGGATATGGCGGCTACAGTGGCAATCGCCCGCCTTATTCCGGCGCCCCTTACAATCCTCTTCCGGGAAGCAAAAAGGATGAGAAAGAGGACAAGGGCGGTAAGAAGTCCGATAAGAAGTCTGACGATAAGAAATCGGACAAGAAGTCTGAAAAGTCCGGCGAGAAACCGCGCACAAGAATCGGTGCGGGTTGGCAAGGAAAGAACGCCAGTCAGCAGTCCATGTGGGACGAAGATGACGATGACTCTGTGTATCCCTATGGAGGCTACAGCGACCAGTATCTTGGAGGTGAGTAATAATGGCGATGGATTTGTCTAAAAGCTACGAGTATTTTCAGCCTGAAAAGGTTGAGGCTCGCATTAACATTGTTGGATGTGGTTCTGTCGGCGCAACACTGGCAGAGAACCTTGTCCGTCTTGGCATCACCAATCTCGCCCTGTGGGATATGGATGTCGTGAATCCGCACAATCTGGCAAACCAAATTTTCCGCCAGCAGGATATCGGTCGCCCCAAAGTGGAGGCTCTGGCAGATATTCTGTTTGAAATCAATCCCGAAATCAAAGATGACCTCAAGCTTTACGGCAAGGGGTGGAGTGGTCAGCAGCTTTCCGGCTATGTCTTCCTCTGCGTGGACAATATCGAACTGCGCCGCCAGATTGTTGAAAAGCATTTTGACAATCCCTATGTCAAAGCGATGCTGGATTTCCGAACTCTTCTGGAGTCTGCACAGCATTATGCTGCTGACTGGTCTGACTACAAGATGAAGAAAGACCTGTTGAACTCCATGAATTTCAGCCATGAAGAAGCGGCTGAGGAAACGCCTGTCTCCGCCTGTGGCATTACGCTGGGTGTTGCACCGACTGTCAGAGCTATCTGCGCACTTGGCGTTGCCAACTTTGTCAACTTCATTCGTGGCAAGGGGTTGAAAAAGCTTATTATCTTGGATGCGTTCAACTTTATGTTGGACGCTTTTTAATCAGCAATGAGAAACGAAAGGAGGGCGGTGCATTATGGATACTACCGTCGAACGCCTTAAGGTCGGCACACCGGTCATCATTGGCTCTTACGGTGTCAACAATGATGAGCCGCACCCTGTTGTTTGGCTGAAAGGCAGTCCAAACTGCGATTTTATCACTGAATGTGCTGTGGATTATCTTTGCTTTGATGCACCAGAAAGAACCGGAGACGGCAGGCGCAATCTTGGTAATCCCGACTACCGGCTTTCCAATATCCATACATTCCTGAACAGTGACAGAGACGATTGGTTTTGCAAGACACACGAAGCGGATGCTTCTCCCAATAATGTCTTTTCCAATCGGGCTCAAAGCTATCGTAACCACTACGGGTTTCTGTATTTCTTCGAGGATTACGAGCTTGATAGCTTGCAGATGCAGCAGTATGTGGTTGACGGTGAGACGCTCAGTTCCCTCATTCGGCTTCCTACTATCACCGATATCCTTGATGACCAGTTGAAGCTGAAGCTGTTTTCCAAGAAAGGTATTCGTCCCAAAGCAACAGAAGACTGTGCTGACAAAAAAGGCCGGTTTGGTAATTTCAGTTGGGAGTCTTACATGAACTTCTGGTTGGCAGGCAAGCAGGATGGCTTCAGAGACTATGCTTTGGCTCTTAGTAGGTCTGGGTATTGTGAGAGAAAATATCCCCGTGACTGCGCGGGGCTTAGGCCGATGTGCCGGTTGAAACCAGAAACAGTGGTAGAGGTTGATGAAAACGGCGTAGCCCACATCAAACTATACGCATTGAAAAACGAAACCTGCACAGATGCAGAACTGTTCGAGCTATTAGGTGTGGCGCAGCCTTAAAATGCGCCATTGAACTGTAACGAATTACCCTTTTCGGGGGCTTCACGCCAAAGGCTGAAGTAACAAATTGTCGGGGTGGAAAACACCGCCTGCCCAGAGAGGTGACCAGGGACTCCTCCGGAGTGCGCAGGTTACGGACATCCACCAGGAACTCGAAGGCAGGGATAACATAACAATCCTGATTTGTCAAGTAATATTCTTCACAGAACCCCACCCAACTACGACAATTATCCTAACTTTTACCAGAAGGATGCTCCCCATCGCAGCTCACTCAGCTCGCTGCAGATGAGCTTCTTTTGATTCAAACGCAGCCGTACTCATGTAGGTTACAGTTACGACTATAAAAAGGAGGCATAGGGCTATGGTATATATCACGGTCATGCAATCCCCGATTTATCACCAAATGACGCTGGAAGAGTTCCTCTTTCAAAACTTCCAAGCGCCAACCATATTAAACACAAATGTTTCCAATACACGAACCTATGCATATGAAACGGTAAGTGAGCATTTCACAAGCCGCATTGATACGGATGCTCTTATCCGTAAACTGGTGCGCTTTAATGAGCAAACGGAGGTGCTTCGCACGCAGGAGCGCAGTACTTTGTATGAAACATTCCACATCCCCAAAAAGTCTGGTGGTTTGCGTCGTATTGATGCCCCTAAGCCGGAGCTGATGAACGCATTGCGGAATCTCAAGACTATTTTTGAGGAGGATTTCCATGCGCTGTATCATACTTCTGCATTCGCCTATGTAAAAAACAGATGCACGGTTGATGCGGTCAAGCGTCATCAGAAAAACAACAGCAAATGGTTCGGCAAGCTGGATTTGCACGATTTCTTTGGTAGCACCACGCTGGATTATGTTATCAAAATGTTTTCTATGGTGTTCCCATTCAGCGAAATCGTAAAGTTTCCCAACGGCGAGGCAGAGTTGCGGAAGGCCTTGGATTTGGCTTTTCTCAATGGAGGTCTGCCGCAGGGAACTCCGCTTTCTCCGCTGATTACCAATGTGATGATGATTCCTGTTGACTATAAGCTTGCCAATGCATTCCGTGATTTTGACAAGCAGCGGTTCATTTACACCAGATATGCCGATGACTTCATCATTTCGTCTAAGGTTGATTTCGATGTGCATCGTGTAGAAAAACTCGTGGTGGAAACGCTGCATGAATTTGGAGCGCCGTTCACCATCAACGAAAGCAAAACGAGATACGGCTCTTCCGCAGGTCGTAACTGGAATCTTGGTGTTATGCTCAACAAGGACAATGAAATTACTGTCGGCCATAAGAAGAAGCGCCAGTTCCAGTCCATGCTTTACAACTACATTACCGATAAACGCAAGGGCATCTCGTGGCCGAGAGAAGATGTGCAAACTATGCAGGGCTTACATAGCTACTATCGTATGGTAGAGCCGGAGACTATCGATGCCATCGTGAAGCATACCAACGAAAAAATGGAGACAGATGTCCTGCGGCTTATCAAAGACGATTTAAGATAATCCCTTTGGCGGTTTGAGGTTAAACCGCCCTTTCCTGTAATGGATAATTGCGAAAGCAATGCTTATCGCCAAAGGCATAAGTAACAACTTGCTGGGGAGGAACACCCCGCATCTTCCTGAAGACCGGCTGACGACGCGGCTGCGACCCAGTCCGGCTCGTCATCAAGCACGAGAAATATAGTCAGTGGTCATTGCGGCACAATGGATTCCACACCAGCAGAGAATTAAAAATAGGAACTAACCGCACCTGCAAGGCGCTCCAGGCGCCTCGCATCCGGCACGCTTATCCTATGTAGATTACAGGAACACCAAAATCATTTGCAATGAATAACATCCCGAAAGGAATGTGCTTTGCGCCAAAGGCCAAAGTAACAATTTGATGGGAAGCGAAGGCAGCCCGCCAGCGAAGGCAGAGAGCAGGATAAGAGATGCTCAGGCCGCCGGTCTAAGACTCATCGCACCATGTAAGTAAGCAACCAAATCCCTAACCATAGGCAAAAGGCCTGTAACACAACCGCTTCCTCGAAACAGCAAACCACAACCCAAGGTTCGCCCGTACACCCGGGCCCGAAGAGGGCACCCTGGATACAGCCCCACACTTCATGTAGATTGCAAATGAAGAAAGGAATCAGATTCCATGATATATGTAACAGGTGATACTCATGCCAATATCGATATTGAAAAACTTAACACAACAAAATTCCCGCAGCAGAAAAATCTGACAAAAGATGATTACCTGATAATATGTGGCGACTTTGGATTGTGCTGGGATGGCTCACGCAGGGAGATGTGGTGGCAAGACTGGCTCACAGCCAAAAATTTCACCACTCTCTGGATTGACGGAAACCACGAAAACTTTGATATGCTATACCAGTTCCCGTTAGAGGATAAGTTCGGCGGTAAAGTCAGGCAAATCGCACCGGACATTTATCATTTGGACAGAGGCCAGGTTCTTACCATTGATGGCAAGAAAATCTTTTGTATGGGCGGTGCCCGTTCAGTGGACAAGGCGTATCGCACGGAGCATATTTCGTGGTGGCCGCAGGAGATGCCGTCAACTGAGGAAATGGAGCGTGCGGTTTGTGCGTTGGAGCAGAACAGCTGGACAGTCGATTATGTTGTGACACACTGTGCCCCTCGCAGCATCCAGACGCTGCTGGCAAGTTGGTATGAAAACGACCCGATAGTCAGTTTTTTGGAGCGCATTCGTCAAGACCTTCATTTTAAGCGGTGGTATTTCGGCCACTACCATGTGGACAAACAACTTAATGACCAATTTGTCGCCCTGTACAATCGGGTAATCCCGATTTCAGATATGCAGATGTGGCGGAATAGGTAGACGCTACAAATTACAGACAGGATGCCGACCTCTCAAATGGCGGAGACCGATGCGCTGTAAGGTCATGCGGGGTGCAAATCCCCGCCATCTGCACTACCGGCATGGCATTGCCGTGGGAAGGACATAATGTTTCTCCAGAATTATGCCGGTGTGCCGACACATAGAAAGCGGCTGGGCTGTGTGGAGCCTGTAGAGACGGAATCCGCAACGCAGATACAGACCTGCGTTACCAAAGGTGCCGCGCTGGCAGGCCGCAAGTTCGCAATAGTCTGCCACCTATACGGGCGAATGTTCCAAGGCTGGCGAGGCGGTCTCCAAAACCGCTTGTGGTGGGTTCGATTCCCAACCGTCCGTGCCAGAGGCTGGGTAGCGCCCAGATGATGTGAGAGATTATCGGCTTACCTCACAGAGAATGACAATGCCCGCTGAAAACTGCGCGAGGAGATGCGTCTCCCTTGTGATTTAGCCCAAGAGTGGCCGGTTGGTATGCTTGCGGGGCACCAACCGCACATGAGCGTGTGACAATCTAAGCAGGAAGCCGACCAATGCTGGAATAGCTCAACTGGTAGAGCAACGCTCTCGTACAGCGTAGGTTCTCGGTTCGACTCCGAGTTCCAGCTCCATTTGCTGGTGTAGCTCAGTTGGTAGAGCAGGGATTTTGTAAGTCTCGGGTCGCGGGTTCGAGCCCTGTCACCAGCTCCACAAAATATATAGGAGGGTTGGTAATGCATCTGTATCATGGCACTTCAGCTTCATTCGCCGTACCGTCCTTATCCCTTTGCAAGCCGCACCGTGATTTCGGGTGCGGCTTTTATCTTGCCCCAAACTATTTTGACGCATTACCGATGGCAATCAAGCACTCACCTATAGGTTTTATCCAGACATATACCGTAAAAGATTTGGATGGCCTATCGGTGTTAGAGTTTACGGGCTACTCCGAAGCATGGCTGCGGTTTGTCGTAGCGTCTCGGCTGGGCTATGTTTCTGCTGAGTATGATTTGGTTATTGGTAATATGGCTGGTGGCGAAGCAAACCTCAAAAGCAAATTCTCTAAATTCAGACGAGCAAATATGCCAGTGGAAGAGGTCATGTCAACGATGAAACATGACCTCACCAGCACCAATCTTGGATTACAATATGCTTTTTTGACGGAAAAGGCACTGTCCAAATTAACATTGATTGATACCGAAGTGGTAGAAAAGGAGGATGCAGTATGACCAGAAGTGATTTTCTTAATGATGTAACTGAGTGGTGGGAGCTGCTTGATTTCTGCTCCGACGAGGGCTGCAATATCTGCGAAGACATTATCGACTCTGACCAGCTTGACGAGTATATCGAGGAAGATATCCGCGACACCAATTACTCATGGAGAGACATTCGAGACTCGCTTTCTGAAATCCCAACCGGATATGGTCACTACCGTATGAACGGCAGCTTCGACTATGACGGCATGGACGAAAATGACTTTGACAGTTATAAGGACGATGTCCTGGAATGGGGCGACAACAACGGTGTTTGGGAAGATGAACCTGATGAAGATGACGATTTTGATACCGATGCCATGTTCAATGAAGAAGATTCCGAACCGGATGAGTCTCCCGTGGAGGATGAGGATTTCTCCATCGGTGAACTGATGGGTTTCTGCGGTGTCGTTCTTTTGGATATCCGCCGAGAAGAAGCCGCCGAACGGGCAAGAGAAGACGAGGCATTGAATCAACTCATTAACACTAATCGACCGAGAATTCTTCACTAATTTTGTTCTTAAGCGAAAAAATCTTTCGCTTTTGATATGACCGCTTTGTAGATTTTCCGCACATACATACCCCTTCTCTGTGCGGTATCTTCTCGCTCAAAGCAGAAGAAATACTTTGCGTTCTTCATTTTTAACTTCGGATTTAGCCAGTATTAAAAAGATTATCCAGCGGATAATCATTTTAATACAGCCAAAATCTCTCGTTAAAAATGTCACTTGATGCACAGGGTCGCGCCACAGTACAAACGCGCTCCCCTGCGGAAAGCGGTCAGGTACAGATAAAGGGGCGCAAACCCCTTTTACCTGTGCTATAACAGGACTATATACCAAGCCAAAGGAGGGCGATAAAATGCTTGAGCTTCAGGGGAAATACGCTTCGGCAAAAGTGTTTACCGATGTGGTCGATAACGAATCCATTTCTCAGGTCATCAATCTCTTGAACCAACCCTATGTCGAGGGAAGCAAGGTTCGTATGATGCCGGACATTCATGCCGGTGCTGGCTGCACCATCGGAACCACCATGTCTATCAAGGATAAGATTTGCCCCAACCTTGTTGGCGTTGACATTGGATGCGGCATGGAAACCATCCGTCTGAAAGAGACCCACATCGAGCCGCAAAAGTTGGACAAGGTTATCCGTGAGGGTATCCCGTCCGGTTTTGCAATCCGTACCACCCCGCATCGTTACGCAAAAGAAATCGATTTGTCACAGTTGTGCTGCGCAAAGAAGGCCAATATTGACCGTGCCTATTATAGCATTGGCACTTTGGGCGGCGGCAATCATTTTATTGAGGCGAACAAAGACGATGATGGGAATATCTATATCGTTGTCCACTCCGGCAGTCGCCATCTGGGTCTGGAAATCGCCAACTTCTATCAGGAAGCGGCTTTCAAGGCGCTGACCTCCTATAGCCATGAAGAGATTGAGGCTGCTATTGAGCAGCTGAAAGCGGATGGCCGTCAAAAGGAAATTCAGGCAGTACTGAATTCTATGAAGTCCAAGCATTCACCCGTTCCCAAACCGCTTGCTTATGTGGAGGGCGAGCTCTTTGAGCAGTATCTTCATGACATGAAAATTGCACAGCGTTTTGCCGAGTTGAATCGGCAGGCGATGATGGATACCATCGTCAAAGGAATGGGGTTCCATGTGACTGAACAGTTTACAACGATTCACAACTACATCGATGTGGAGAACATGATTCTGCGTAAGGGGTCTGTGTCTGCACAGGCCGGTGAACGCCTGTTGATTCCCATCAATATGCGTGACGGTAGTTTACTTTGCACCGGCAAGGGCAATCCGGATTGGAACTTTTCCGCTCCGCACGGTGCTGGTCGGCTGATGAGCCGCAGCGCAGCAAAAGAGGCGTTTACCGTGTCTGAGTTCAAAAAGCAGATGGCAGGTATCTACACGACTTCCGTCGGACGCAGTACGCTGGATGAATGCCCGATGGCCTATAAGGGTATGGACGATATTGTTGGCAATATCGAGCCGACTGTAACCGTCAATTCTGTTATCAAGCCCATTTATAATTTCAAGGCGGGTGATGAAGATTGATTGCTGCAGCACCGCTGTCAGATTCTATCGCAAAATTACGCCGTTTGCAGGAAGCAAGCGGCTCCATAAGAAAAACCCAGTTATTACGGGAGTTCCAGGATGATGCGAACTTCCGTAATTTTTTATATTATGCGCTCAATCCGATGCTCACCTATAAGATTTCGGAGCAGACACTTCGTTCTCCTGTCCGGTACGACCCAACTATTACACTGACAATGACGGACATCTTTTCTGTCTGCGAACTGCTGTCCAAGAGAAAGGCGTTGGATGCCGGTACGGTGTATCAGGTCTGCGCGTTCGTTCAGAGTAACCCGCCGGATGAAGCCGATGTTTATATCAAGCTTCTCTCAAAGACGCTCCGGTTGGGTGTCACCGCAAAGACCGTGAACAAGGTCATCCCCAATCTGATTCCGGAATGGGAGGTTCAGCAGGCGTATCCCATTGACAAGTATCCGCTGAAAGAGAACACAGAGTTCTGGCTGACGCAAAAACTGAACGGTGTCCGAGCGACCTATTACAAAGGCAAGCTGTACGCAAGAAGCGGAGTCCCCTATGAGGGGCTTGACCACATTCTGGACGCTCTCTGCTTCGATGAAGAGGACAGCTATGTGTTTGACGGCGAGCTGACACTTCGTGAGAAGGGTAGTCTTTCAGATAACGAGGCGTTCCGCAAAGCCACCGGTATTATCAACTCAGACGATGGTGATAAAACGGTGATTTGTTACACGATTTTTGATGTCCTGACGGTCGAAGAGTTCCACCGTGGGCAGAGCGACGGCAGTTATGGCTACCGCCGTGCTTTCTTAGACCAGCTTCACCGCTTCATTCCGCAGGATGGCCGGGTCAGTATTCTGCCGGTTCTGTATCATGGAAAAGACCGGAGCAAAATCAGCGAACTGCTGGAGCAGATGGTTCGTGAGGACAAAGAAGGGTTGATGGTCAACCTTGATGTTCCCTACCAGTGCAAACGGCACAACGGAATCCTGAAAGTCAAACGCTTTTACACGATGGACTTGCGTATCCTCCGCTGTGAAGAAGGTAGCGGAAGATTGGCAGGGACTTTGGGTGCGCTTGTGCTCGACTATAAGGGGAATGAAGTCAAGGTCGGCTCCGGGTTCACCGACGAGCAGCGAGCAACATTCTGGCAAGGAAAAGATGACCTGCCGGGTTTGCTTTGTGAAGTAAAGTACAAGGAAGTATCCAGTGATAAAAACACCGGTGCTGAGAGTCTTCAGTTCCCGGTGTTTATTTCTATCCGAACCGATAAAACCGAAGTCAGCTTCGGATAAATCAGAGAGGAGGTCTTGCATGAAAAAACAATCAAAGCCACCGCAGTTCTCCGAATCCATTGGGGCGTTCTGCCGAATGATGGAGGATGCGCAGAAAGATTATGCGTGGAATTATAGCGAGGTCAACCGCATGGACAGGCTTACGCAGGACTACCTCCACAAACTGGAGCTTGATGGCCTCGACTATAAGGAACGGGCAAAGGTTGCCACAAGTCTTGCCAAATGCAGGCAGGCACGCCGTGAATACAAAGACACGGTAGAAATCCTTGAACCGCTCGTTCAGTTTTTGGAAAGCGACAAAGGCAAAAACCTTTTGAACTTGATGCGCGAGGCACTGGGAAAGACCAGAAAGGTCGAGAAGTGCATGGAAACCCGCACATACATACCACGAGTTTTAGAACAGGAGGTAAGCAAGTGAACATCGTGTTCTGGCTCATCGTCATCGTTGTGCTTGTGCTGTTATGGTTCTGTCTGAGCTTTGCCTTTAAGGGCATTGGTGCATTCGGCCTGCGAATTTACAACGATGCGAAAAAGGAAATCTCCGAGGAATCGGAAGAGAAATCTGAAAAAACAACAGAGGAGTTAAAGGATGAAGGGTAAAATCGGCGCAATTATTTTGGGTATCGTGATGGTCTTCTGCCTGATTGCCTGCATTGTGTGTCTTGAGAAAATCCCCGCCGGTTATGTCGGCGTCGTGTACAACATGAACGGCGGCGTTGATGGCGAGGTTCTGACACAGGGCTGGCATCTGGTTGCCCCAACCAAGAAGGTGACCCAGTATTCTATCGGCATTGAACAGTCTTATTTGACGGCTGAGGATAAGGGCGATTCGCCCAAGGATGAGAGTTTTAACATTCCCACCTCAGACGGCAAGACAGTCCGTGTGAATATCGAGTTCTCATATCGTTTTGATGAGACGCGAGTCTCCGAAACCTTTGCTATGTTCAAAGGAAAGTCAGGAGAGGCAATCAAGGATTCGTTCATCAAGCCCAAGGTTATTGCATGGACACAGGAGGTGTCTGCCAACTATCCCGTCACTGACATCTTCGGCGATAAGCGTACCGAAATCAATGCCGAGTTGGACACCTATCTGCGTGAGAAGTTCGACCAGTATGGCATTATCATCGACACGGTGAACTTCACCGATATTTCCGTCGATGAGGAGACTGCTGCCGCTATCCAGAAAAAGGTCACCGCCCAGCAGGAGCTGGAGCTGGCGAATATTGAGAAGCAGACCGCAAAGATTCAGGCAGAAAAGGACAGAGAGGTTGCCCAGATTAACGCAGAAAAAGCGGTTATTGAAGCGGAGGCAAAGGCAGAAACTCTGCGTATTGCAGCCGAAGCCGAGGCTGAGGCAAACCGTATGATTGCCGGTTCTCTGACCGGTGAGTTGATTGAGAAAATCAAGTATGAGCAATGGAACGGCGAACTGCCTACTGTAACCGGTTCCAGTTCCATTATCAGCATCGACCCCTAATTAACACTAAGGAGGAATGAGTTTGACGACCGCTTTTTATATGTTCGTTTTGTTTCTGGCAAAGGTTCTGGACAATACGCTCAACACAGCAAAGACAATTCTTGTTCAGCGCAACCGCTGCCTGCTTGCCGGTGTCGCTCTCGGCCTGTCAAACTTCATTTACCTGAGTATCACAAAAGACATCGTTACCAGCGACAGCACACTCGCCCTTGTGATAGTTTCCATAGCAAGCGGCGTTGGGTGCTGTCTTGCCGTTGCCCTCAGTAACCGATTCTCAAAAGACAGAACCTATGTGAATGTCATCTTGTCGGATGACAAGGAAGCGATGAAAGAGTTCCGCGATTTTCTGGCTGAAAATCATATTACCAATGTTGCCACCGATAGCTACACATTGGACTGGAGCCGGAAATCCATTTCCATCACCGCTTATGCTCAAACAAAAGCACAGAGCCGTCTGATAGACGAGTACATCGAACGGAGTTTATTGAAATGCAAGAGAGTCATCCGAAAGAATTGAGAACGATGGTTTCAACCATTGAGCATTTCCTTGCCCGTTTTCATCTGGCCGATGATGTCGATACGGTATTTACCAGCGGCTGTTGCTACTGGTTTGCAGTTATTCTGCACTGCCGCTTCCCTGATAGCACACTGATGTATGACCAGGTGGAAAATCATTTTGTTACCCAGATACAAGGTCGGCTTTATGACATCACTGGTGATGTGACTGAAAAGTACCAAGTAAAACCGTGGGATGCGTTGGATGATGAACTCTTAAAAAAGAGAATTATCCGAGACTGCATCCTGTTTTAATTAGGAGGAAAGTTTCATGCGACATTTAGCTACTATTCGTGAGATTACAACCCTCCGTCCGATTGCAGGAGCAGACCGCATCGAGGTTGCTCAGGTTGACGGATGGGAGTGCGTTGTCCAGAAGGGCGAGTTCCACACTGGGGAACACATCGTATATATCGAAGTTGATTCCATTGTCCCAGAGAGACCTGAGTTTGAGTTTTTGCGTGACCGTAAGTTCCGTGTCCGCACCATTAAGCTTCGTGGTCAGGTCAGTCAGGGCTTGGTTCTCCCGCTGTCCATCTTGCCAAACGGCGCTCCCGCCGATTTGGGTGCCGATGTGACCGATGTTTTGGGCATCAAGAAATATGACCCTGAAGCACAGCAGGAGGCGCAGCTGCTGACCAAGCAACCCGCCAAACCTAAGAGCGCACTGGTGCGATTCCTTATGCGCTTCAAGTGGTATCGTAAGCTGTTCATGAAGTCCAAGCGCAAGGGTGGTTTCCCTGATTGGATTGTTAAGACCGATGAGACTCGCATCCAGAACCTTACTGCGCTCTTTGAGGCAGAGCGTAACAAGGGGACAGAGTTTTCCGTTACGGAGAAGATGGACGGTCAGTCAGCGACTTACTATCTGCGTAAGGTTTCCAGACGCAAGTATGAGTTCGGCGTGTGCAGCCGCAATATCTATCTCGGTACACCGGACAACAGTTCCTACTGGACAGTTGCCAAGAAGTACAACATCGAAAATGTGCTGCGGCAGCTCATCGGTGATTATGAAACCATCGTTTTACAGGGTGAGATTTGCGGCAACCAGATTCAGGGTAACAAGTATCACATCAGCAACTACGAACTGTTTGCATTCAATCTGATTTTTCCTGACCACAAATGCACTACTGCGGAAATCAAGGAGCTGTTGGCGCCTTATGGCATTCGCGCTGTTCCCATCGTTGAAGAGGGTAAAACGCTGCCTGATACCATTGCGGAATTGGTGGAGTATTCTAAGGGGTATTCTGTGGTTCGCAATGGGCAGAAGCGCGAGGGCGTTGTCATGAGGAATGTCAAAAACAACATCAGCTTCAAGGTCATCAATCCTGACTTCCTGTTGGCAGAAAAGGATTGACCCGTACATCTGCGAAAGGAGATGTGAACCATGAGCGGAGTATCTATCGACTTGACAGGCGAGACTTTTGGAAATCTGAAGGTCATTCGCCGTGTTAAAAACAATCACAATCGTCAGCCACGGTGGCTTTGTGAATGTAAGTGCGGCAATACATATATCGCCGAGGGGCGCTACCTCAAGTCTGGTAAGACAAAATCCTGTGGTTGTATCCCTCGTGGCGCAAAGAGCGCAACAGCCATGACAAGCCGTGAGGAATGGGACTCTTCCGAAAGCAGGATGCGTTTGCAGCACGATGGAGCAGACCCATATCAGAGCTTGGCAAACGCCATTGTTTGTGTTGCTGCAGATGATTATCGTACCGCGCTAAAGGATAATAACGAATCGCTGCAGAAAGAGTTGGAAAAGTTTTTTCACTCAGCGTGGTATAAACTCTTGACGAATACAGACCCAGATAGACTGCTGGCGCTTTTGCGCCGTGAGCATCATGGAACTTTGAGTGTAGCTTATATCTAATTTCCAAGAGCCGATTTGTTCGGCTCTTTTTCTTTGGCATAATTCAATGATTTTGCCAGAAGAAAAAATTCGATGACATGGGAGGCGGTTCACTATTGAAAGTTAGTATTAGTCGAGGGAATGAAAAGCTCGGCAGCATCCAGAGCGTATCGCTTCCATCCGGTTTGACCTGCCGGGAGTGTGATTGCAGTAGGAAGTGCTACGCAAGACGCATAGAGCGCCGTCGGCCAAGTGTAGCGGCAGCTTATCGAAATAATCTACAGGTTTTAGAGACAGAACCGGCAACATACTGGCGGGAGGTCGAGGCGGCGATTATGCTGTCTCGATTCTTCCGCTTTCATGTTTCCGGAGATATTCCAAATACCACTTATTTTTACATCATGATGGAGGTTGCCAAGCGCAATTCCCATTGTGAGATTCTATGCTTCACAAAGAAGTATGAAATCGTCAATGAGGTTTTGGCGTCTGGCATACCATTGCCTTCAAACCTACATATGATTTTCAGCGCATGGAAAGGTCTAAAAATGGATAATCCTTTCCAACTGCCTGAAGCTCATGTCCGATATAAAGATGGGACAACTACCGCAAGGTCAGATGCCAAGGAATGTGGCGGCAACTGCACGGAATGTGCTTGCACTGCCGGTGGCTGCTGGTCTTTGCACACAGGAGAACAGGTGGTATTTAACGAGCATTGACAGGAGGGATTGAATGAAGCGGATACTTCCGCCGATTTTTATGCTGATGATGGTTGTGGTAATTGCATTTGCCACGCCTATTGATGCACAGAAGGAGCAGCGGCAGGTCGAGCCTATAACAACAGCACTGCATACAGAAAGAACTTTCGAGACAAACCTTGCAGCCGAGCCAAAAGCTGCAGCGGTCGATGACGGATTGCTGACCTCTCCTTCAGGGTTAGATGCAGAAGATTTGCATCTTCTCCACAATCTGATTGGATTGGAGCAAGCATTCATTGATGCCGAGTCAGAACATGGTGTTCGTGCGGACTTCCTCGCCGCAGTCGCAGCATTGGAAAGTGGTTGGGGACGCTATCAATTCCGCCCAAATAACATTATGGGCTTCGGGCAGAAAGAGTTCTCAAGTATGGAGGAGTGCATTGACACAGTCGCTGCATATCTCGCCAAACATTATCTCAGTCCAGATGGCAAATATTATAACGGCGAAACTGTTGAAGGGGTCTGCGTTCGGTATAACGGAAACCCCGAGTGGGCAGAAGTAGTCCAGCAAATCATGGAGGAGGTGCGGTCTTGACAAAATTCGGTTTGGATAGCTTCCTTGAACGAACAAAGGGGGCGTCGCTGCGATATAAGCTGAGAGAGCTTTGGTGGCAGCTGCGGTATGCATGGCAGCGTGCATGGCGCGGCTATGATTTCACCGATGTCTTCGAGCTTGGGTACAACTTCACAACTAAGATGCCCGTTCTCCTTACAGAGTTTCTGAAAAACAATGTCGGCCTGTTCTACGATGCCGAAGCGGATAAGCAGCTCGATGAGGAAGAAACAAATGCGGTTATTAAGGAGATGATTTTCTACTTTGAGAACTGCGATGAAGACCATGTGTATCAACGACTGCACCAGAATCGCTACTATGAAGATGGTAAGTATGACCCGGAAAAGTGGGAGTCAGTTCGTGTAGAGCTGGAGCGGTGCCGAGCCGAAGCATTGCGCCTGTTTTCCAAGTGGTGCTTCCATCTTTGGTACTAACTTGCAACACAGAAGAAAGTGAAGTGGAGGTGTCTAAAAATGAGTATGTGCTACTGGATTTGCCAGGGTATCGGGATTCGCGCCAATCAGCTGCGCCATTTCTTGAACACACAGAAATGCGTCCAGCTTTTGAAGGAACAGCTGCCCGGCGAAGAAATCTCGGTGGATGGGTTTGACATCGATGACTACCTTTATGGCGAACCTTTTGAAAATCTTGCGGATGTCTTTACTTTTTGTGACGATACAGATTCCCTGACATACGGCGACAACGGCAATGGCGAATCTTACTTCTATTACCCGCCTTCTTACCCGTGGGAGCGGACAGAAAATGAGCCATCAAGCATTGCGGAAGTCCATGAGCGCGTTATCAAAGCCGTCCTCCGTCTCTGCGACATGACAAGAGAGCAGGTAGAGACACTGATTGATGATGACATCTATGACTACGGTTGTGGTTAATCAGGAGGATGCCTTTATGAATGTAAACATCATCGGGAACAAGGTTTTTGTAAACGGGTCTCCCCTACCTCCGATTCCAGGTGCGAAATCAAGCGTGAGCCTGTCGCAGGTAGGCAATAGACTGTATGTCAGCGGGTATGAATACCGTAATGGCCGCTGGAAGCGAACACTGCGTGCAATTCTTCACGCTTTGTTTTGAGGTGCTCCCAAATGCGTAAATGTACTATGTGTCAAAACCATGACTCCTGCTCTGAGCAAAGAAGAAGAGAGTGTCGTGTCCGTGATTATCTCTTTTTCCGTCCTACTTTTGTTGGCAGATGCGATAATTGCGGCGCCCCATTGTATGCAGATAGCGTTCGCTACGAAGCAACGATTGGCAGACAGACGCTGGAGTTATGCGAAAGTTGTTGTAAGAAAGTGTAGGTCGCTATGAACACAATGCTTTTCCCAGAGGATGTCGCCAATGTAATTCAATCTTTTTATCTCTGCAACAAGGGCGACGAGGCAACCACCGACTTGCTTTTGACTGTCGGTGCCGAACTTCTTGATATCTCCCCTGACAAAATGTTGGAGATGATTACGGAGGGGTTCTGATGAAGAGTAGCGATAATCGTATTACCATTGAGTTGCCTAAAGGGTTGAAGCTGGTTGCAGAGCAGAATATTGACCCGGAATATCAGAATGAAATCTATGTTGGCATCGAGACTCCGGACGGAATTTGGCACTAGGACTTAGTCGTTATTAGGAACGCATACTCCATTGACGATAATCTCATTGTTAATTGGAACCCTGGCAAGTTTGAGGTTCTCGTCTATGCAAATAAGGACGATGAGGATTATACAAACAAATTCTCGGTTGAACTTCGTGACAATGAGGAGCAGCTTTCTTTGCCTCCGCCAAACCGATATCAAGACAAAAAGCGGTGGTAAGGGCGGTGATTATATGAGGTGTGGAAATATTCGGATTCATGTTGAAATCCCTGTATATGCGGACAAAAACCACTGTTTTTGCGATGATAACCATGTTTCCTATTCAATCCCTGCCATTCGTAAAGCCTGTGAAACTGCTTCAAACTTACCCATTATTCAGTATGATGAACAAGGGACAGGAAAAGTCGTGGGCGTTGCACAATCAATTAAATGGAATCCGCATGGTTTTATTGAGGTGGACGGACAACTGTTATTTGGCGGGACAAATGAAACCGTTGAATTTGGAAAAGATGCTTGCGTCGTTTCAATGGAGCTTAGTGCAGTCGGACTTGGATGAGAGGAGGAGAATTCACGATTTCTATGATGAGCAAAGAAGAAATGCAGGTGTTCAGCAAACTGTTCAGCCAGTATTGTAGGCAGGAAATCAACAGAGGGCACTGTGAGCCAGACTGCTGTGACTTCTGCCCCATCAATAGTGCATACGATGAAATCTTTAATCGTTTCACAGATGATGAAGAAGATAGCAATGACGATGACGAGTAGAACCTATTATGAAACCGGCATTGAAACGCCGGAAATCCTTGGCTCTGGCTCTTCATTCTCCAGCGTTATCACAACCACTGATGAGAGTGAGGCGTTTCAGGCGTATCGTAGCGGCAACCGCAATTACCTGTTGAGAGCAACCTACAGTATTGACAGGCCGAGAAAGGTTGAGCGATGGGATGAAGAACAGAAATGTTGGGGAACATGAAAGGCCGCTTTATGACAAGGCATTATTTTTACTGTCCCCAATGTGGGTTTGAAGAAGTCATCGGGGCGATGCTGCCAAAGGGGTCTGTTCCGAATATCAGAGACGGCTATGGAACGCCCATTCACCATTACGAATGTCCCCAATGCCATAACTTAGATGCGGGCTATATGCGATTTAGGTTGGGCGAGATGAGCAAACTACCCGACGAAGAACAAAAGGAATATTTCAAGAGTGTAATCGGTATGTATCAAAACATTCGAGGTGTGAAAGGCTGATTTTATGCATGAGATAACAAGTTGGGACGAGCGTAATGAGTGGCTGGCCACTCGTGAGCGCATCGGTTTTATCGGCAGTTCGGATACGGTTGCGCTACAGAACGATATTTGGACAATGGAATTGTATCAGAAACACGATGGTGGCTACTCAATCTTTATAACATTTGATTCAGATGAGTCTTGGTTCGTATGTGATTTTGAAGATGTCAGCGAGGTTTTGAAACCAGCGTGTCATCAATGCAAAAGTAAGGCATCGTGCCTTTCGCTTGTTGGCACCGGCTCCATGAGTAAATGCATTTGGTGGGGATATCTTGTGATTCACTCAGAAGATATGAAAGGTTAATTCTATGAGATGTCCATACTGTGAGTCTGGGACAAATGATTTTGTTCCAATGAACCAGGCCGTTGAATACAGCGGTATTGAGATGGCTGTAAATAGGCAGGGAATGTTGAGGGTGAGAGTGCTTGACAACGATGGCAGTTTCACGACTCAAGATATCATTGAGATACGCAACTGCCCACTGTGCGGGAAAAGATTTATGAAAGGTCGGTGTGTATGAATGGCATCGTCCATTGTCCAAGATGTGGGCACCATATAAACATCCCTTCTGATGGAACTGCCGGGTACTGCCCGATATGCGATAAGGAGGTTCCTGACATGGAGAAAAGAACAATTTGGGTAAAGTCATCCTGCTTTGCTCCGGAGTTTGAAATGATTATTCCCATCCCGACAGACCGGGATGACGAGGAATACATCGATGAACTGCTGGACGGAATTCTGAGTCCCGAGTTCCGATACAATGTCGAGTGGGATTTTGTTGATGGATTAAGCTGATGGAAGAAAGGAGTGGGTTTCATGAAGCACAGAGCAACAATCGATTTGGAATTTACAAACGGAGACCTCTTTGAACAGGAGGTTATCAAAGCCATGCGTGCTTACGCAAAGACAATCGCACGAGAAGCATTCCAGAACGAAATCGAGGAATGCGTTGCTGACACCGCCAAAGTGTGGGCAAGGCGTCTTTACGAGAGCAGATACACCGAGCCGATGACCGACAAGTTGGTGAAGGCAGAAGTCCAGTCTTATATCAAAGAGCAGATGTCGCACAAGGATATGCTGGATTTGATTCAGGGAACCGTACAGGCGGCGGTAGAGGAGTGTAAAGATAAAACGAAGCAGTTTGCCCAGGCCGAAGTCGAGAAGTACCTAAAGGGTGCAGTCGTGATGAATGCAATTCACGAGGAAATTAAGCGGGTTGTTCCGCAGGCAGTTCTCGATGCGCTAAGAGGGGTGTGAGACTTTCAATATGACCGATTACCAGAAGTACCAACTTCAATAGATGATTGACCACGGTTATTCCTTACAGGACTTGATGCGTGAGTTGACAGAGTTTCAGTATGATGACCCCGAAGACAGCGACCGCATCTCCGCTCCCATCTCAGAGCTATTTGACGAATGGGAATTTGACCGTGGTTTCGGTTCGGAAATATGGGCGTGCGAGGGAGAGTGGCGTGAGGTGGAATGCCCGCAGAGAAAGGCGGTCAACATTCAGTGGGATATTGACCCGGAGGATGACGACGGCATTGAGTTGCCAAACGAAATCACGATTCCCAATGATATCGAAGACGAGGAAGCCATCTCTGACTATATCTCCGATGTAACCGGATTTTGCCACAAGGGATTTGAGTTGGAGGAATAGCTGTGAGGACTTGGACAGACGAAACAACCGGCTGCAAGATGTGCGAACCTGACTGCGCCGATGAATGGCTTTTTGATATCTGGGCTATTGGCTGCGATTACGACGGTGAAAGCACAGTAGACGGATTGAAGAAGCTGGTAGACAGCCTCGTTGAAATGAGCCAGAAAGCAAGGGACTGTCTCCATGATGGTAAACTATTCCCCCGCAGATAAAGAATAACGACCAACCGCTTTGTAGATTTGCTGTTATACATATTCACTTTCAGCAGCTTTTCGCCAAAGGCAAAAGTAAAAGTTCGCCACTTATGTTCGCAATCCGACAGCCCGCTTCGCGGGCAGTCAACTTTTTCTTGCTCGCATTGCAAGCAACGCTCGCAAGTGTCGGATTGGCGAACAATGTTGATGCATATCGGTTGAGGGGTTTTAGACAAACGACCGATACGGAAAGCGGTATAGAAACGGAGGTAATTTCAAATGCCTGATTACAAAAAATTCTTTGAGTATTGGCACGACTTGTACGGAACGGGGCTAAAAATCGCAGGCTGGCATCTCAACGGGGAACTGGAAGACTTCGATAACTTCTTTGATTCCGCAGTTGCGAGTATGGACGGCGTTACCATCATGAGAACCTTTCAGGGAAAAACATACACGGAACTTTGGGAGGAGTTCGGCGATGTGCCGATGAATCCAGAAACCGAATGCATCGAAGTTGCCTGGTGCGGGTTTCCCAAGGGCACGCATCGTGAGGATATCTGGCATTGGTTTGAGGAAACCTTTGGTGTGGCCGTTCATGACCTGATGTATTCATGACGGTCGAGATTCTCAATACATACGGCATCCTGCACATAGGTGTTGCCGAGTTCCTCTTTGACCTGGATGACCTCCCTATTATCAAAGGCCGAGACAGCTGGTATTGCGATAAAGACGGTTATCTTGTCAGCAGCTACTTTTACTGTGGCGTCCGGCGGTTTGTCCGCTTTCACCGGTTGGTTATGCACGTAAAGCCGGGACAGTTCGTTGACCATATCAATAAAAACAAGGCCGACAACCGAAAAGAAAATCTGCGCTGCTGTCAGCGTTCAGAGAACGACAGGAACCGCAGTCTCTATGTCACCAACACATCTGGCGTTTCCGGCGTTTTCTTTGATAAGCAGAGAGAAAAGTGGGTCGCCAGTATTACCTACAACAGTAAGAAGATTTACCTCGGCAGGTACGATGTGAAAGAAGATGCCGTTATGGCACGGCTCACAAAAGAGGTTGAGCTTTATCGGGAGTTCGCCCCTCAGAAAGCACTCTTGGAAACACTTAGTCTTTGTTCCAACGGAACTCTGGCATAAAGCGATAAGGGTCGAGCTTCAAAACGGCACATACAGATAGCCCAATTCTCATGCTGGCACCGCTTATGTTGCGCTCTCCATTTTCCAATCTCTGATATTGGCGAGCTTGAATATGTGCGGCGTCTGCCACCTGCTGTTGGGTCATTCCGAGTTCCTCACGCCGATTCTTCAAAATGTCCTTTTCGGTTTCAAGGAAGAACCATTGCTCACCATTGTTCAACAAGTCTTCACTGGGAGTTTTATAGGTGTCCTGAAAATTCTTATCAAAATCCATCATAATCATATCTCCTTCCAGCACGACCGATTGGTCGTGCTTTTCTTATATCTTACGACCAAATGGTCGTGATGTCAAGCAATTTTCAAACTACATTTACAGGAGGGTACGCTTATGGGCAATCAACACGATTCGCTGGGTGACAGAATGAAACGGTATGAGTATGTTTCACGCAACTACCTACCCCGTCGTGTTCCCGTCATCATCCGTATTGACGGCAAAGCTTTTCACACCTTTACAAAGGGAATGAAGAAGCCATTTGACCGCATTCTTATGTCTGCCATGCAGGATACCATGCGCTTCCTGTGTGCCAACATTCAGGGTTGTGTCTTCGGATACACACAGTCTGATGAAATCACATTGGTTTTGACCGACTATGCTTCTATTCGTACAGATGCATGGTTCGGCTATAATGTTCAGAAGATGTGCAGCATTGCTGCGTCAATGGCAACTCTGGCATTCAACAAAGCGTTTGCCGAGCAGACAGAAAAAGAAGACAGCGGCCTCGACCTTTCCGTTTATCGCCGCAAGTTCCAAACTGCCATGTTTGATGCCAGAGCTTTTACAGTTCCTCTGGATGAGGTTTGCAACTGTCTGATTTGGCGTCAGCAAGATGCCACACGAAACAGCATTGAAGCTGTTGGACAGGCAAATTTCAGCCACCGAGAACTGCAAGGGAAAAGCTGCAACAAAATCCAGGATATGCTGTGGAAAGAACGGGGTATCAACTGGAATAACTTCCCTACGGACTGCAAGCGTGGTTCCTGTTGCATCAAAACAAGGGTAACAGAGGCCGTCTCAGTATTAAACGGAGATGCGACTGTTGAGGTTTCCAGAAGTCGTTGGGTTATCGACCGTGAGCCGCCCGTCTTTACACAAGACAGAGAGTATGTGGAGCGATGGCTATGACAATAGAAGAGAAAGTCCAGCAGCAGGAAATCATGCTCCATGAACTGCTGGAGAAAAACAGAGAGTCCAAACGGGAACTTGCGGCATACCACAATATTATGCAGGGAATGGTGGGGAGCGCCAATGAACGCATTGACCGGTTGGAAATCATTGTAGAAACAGCCATTACAAAAGCGGTTCACGAGCTGATTGAACGCCTGCGCTACGATGATATTCAGGCAATCGACGAGGAGGAGTTTGCTGCTGCCGTTAGGAAGCTGATTTTTGATGCAGACCCCGGCGTTCAGCTCCCATTCTGAGGAGGACTTTATGAAGTGTTATAAAAGCGGTGGCTGTGGTGTGTATGAAAACCGTTCATGTTATGAATGCCCAGCCAGCAAACCGGAGTATCTGAAACGCTATGAGTTTCCTGACAAGGGTCTCGTAGAAAAGCTTCGGTTGTACGGCAGTACCCAACCCAATGGGCGGATGGGTGATGATTGCCGTATCCCCAAAAACATTTTGCTCCAAGCAGCGAATAGAATCGAGGTGTTAAGCGGTGCCCGAGCAGCAAGCAGCTAACAGAAAACTATATATCTCCGATTGGCATTACGGCCATAATAACATTCTGGCATTCGATAACCGCCCTTTCAAAACGGTTGAGGAAATGAACGCTGCGCTTGTCGAGCGATGGAATGCCGCCGTTCATCCTGGCGACACCGTCTATGTTCTTGGCGATATGTTCTGGTGTAATATGCAGGAAGCGATTTCTGTCCTTAACCAGTTGAACGGGCAGGTATTTCTGATTAAGGGCAACCATGACCGCTGCAGCGATGGGCGGTTTCTCAAGAAGTTCGTCAAGGTCACGGAGTATCTGGAGGTTGAGGACTCCGACCGTAAGGTTGTCCTCTGCCATTACCCAATCCCGTGTTTCAAGAACCACTATTACGGCTGGTATCACCTGTACGGTCATGTTCACAATTCCTTTGAGTGGAACATGATGGAGCATGACCGCTTCCTGATGCAGGAATTATACGGACATCCATGCCTTATGTATAATGTCGGCTCGATGATGCCGTGGATGGACTATACCCCAAGAACACTGGATGAAATCCTGCGGCTTGAAGCTGTTTACAAAAATGAAGCGGCGGAACCGCCTGCCGCACAGTAGTTTTGCAGCTGCTTGATGGGCTGTATCAATGCAACACATAAAAGAAAGGAGCGTGGCGCACATGATTTATCTGGATAATGCGGCCACCACACAGATGGACAAGCGTGTACTGGATGCTATGATGCCGTACCTGACTACTCAGTATGGCAATGCTGGTACACTTTATAAGTTTGGACGCAGCGCAGGTGAAGCTGTGAAACAGGCACGAACTCAGGTGGCTGAGTTTCTCAATGCCAAGCCGGAGCAGATTCTGTTTACCTCTGGCGGCAGCGAAGCAAACAGTCTTGTGTTTCAGGGCTTAAAGGAATATCTTAAAAGTATCGGGAAGACACATATTCTGGTTTCCGCCATTGAACACGACTCCGTTCTGAAAGCGGCTCATTCGCTTATAAAAGACGAGTTTTATATTGAGTATCTGCCCGCCCACAGTGACGGAAAGGTGTTTGCACAGAGCGTAGAGGATGCCATTACTCCAAAGACGGGGCTGGTATCTGTTATGTATGTCAACAATGAAACCGGCGCCGTTAATCCGATTGAAGAAATCGGTACAATCTGTATGAAGCGTGGCATCCTGTTCCACACAGACTGCGTTCAGGCTGCTGGCTGCCATTCGATTGATGTGGAGAAAATCGGATGCGATTTTCTTTCACTTTCTTCTCACAAAATCCACGGGCCGAAAGGCGTCGGCGCACTGTTTGCCAAAGATAAAGGCGTGTTGACCCCCATCATCTTTGGCGGTGCTGAGCAGGAGTTCGGACTCCGTGCCGGGACGGAGAATGTTGCCGGTATCGTGGGCTTTGGTGCGGCCTGTGAAATCTCCGCCAAGAGTCTCCATGAAGATTGTATCTGGGTCTCTACGCTTAAACAGCGTTTTTATATGGCGTTGACAGATGCCTTAAAAAAGAGTGGACACACTGATATTGTCCACACCAACGGCCCGTCCGTTCTCAATCCAGGGAAGACATTGAACCTGTGTCTATCCGGCATTGATGGACAGACTTTGCTTTTGATGCTTGACGGAAAGAACATCTGCATCTCCGCCGGTTCTGCCTGCCGCAGTCATGAAGCTGAGCCAAGCCATGTGCTAACTGCGATGGGCTTGACGGCAGACGAAGCAAGAAACTCTATCCGAATTTCATTCTCCAGAATGAATACAGCAGACGAAGTAGTAGACGCAGCGAATATCATTGCGTCATGCATCGAGATATTGGCAAATGAGGTGACAAAGTGAAGAGGCTGTTTGTATCAGACTATGTTGGTTTCGATGTGTCGGCAACAAAAGCCACGCTGTATTCTTTCGATTCGGAAGATGAGTGCAGAGAGTTTCTCGAATTGCCACATGATGAGCGATGCCAGGTCTTCAATGTTTTTGACGAGAGCGATAACTACGGTGTTCTCCCCGGAGCTGCTTACCATACATACGAGTTTGTTGTTATCGGCGGGATTCTTACTATGTATGATACTCTTGCCTTGAATGTTTGATGAGGAGGGATAGCATGACCATAGAACAAATCAGAGAAATGCTGCAAAGTCCTGAGTATGAATTTCTCAGAAGTAACGAACACCTGAAAGACAAAATCATTTTTCTCACGCTGGGTGGCAGCTATTCCTACGGCACAAATGTTGAAACCTCTGATGTAGATATCCGTGGTTGTGCCTTGAACAGTCGTTCCGATTTGCTGGGGCTATCCAATTTTGAGCAGGTCGTTCATACGGGAACGGATACCACAGTTTACTCATTCAATAAGCTTGTAAGTCTGCTTCTGAACTGCAATCCTAATACAATTGAGATGCTGGGCTGTCGCCCGGAGCAGTACATGGTTTGCACGGACATTGGGCGAGAGATGATTGAGAACAGAAAGTTGTTTCTCTCCAAGCGAGCGGTGAACTCTTTCGGAGGATACGCCAACCAGCAGCTGCGGCGGCTGGAAAATGCTCTCGCCAGAGATAAACTTCCGCAAGCACGGAAAGAAGAGCACATCCTGAACTCCATGAAGAGCGCAGTCAAGGCGTTTGAAAGCAGGTATCGAGTCTTTGAAAACGGTGGTATTACGCTCTACACAGATGAGAGCTCACGAGAGGATTTGGATAGAGAGATTTTTGCAGACATTCATCTTACAAAGTATCCGGTGCGTGAGTTCAACAGCATTCTGAACGACTTGACCAATGTGGTCGGCACCTACGAAAAGCTGAACCACAGAAACCATAAGAAGGATGACAATCATCTCAACAAGCACGCCATGCATCTCATCCGCCTGTATCTGATGTGCCTGGACATTCTTGAGAAGGGCGACATCATCACCTATCGCGGCGCCGACCTGCCGCTTCTCATGAGCATCCGCAAAGGTGACTATCAACTGGAGGACGGTACTTACCGTCCGGAGTTTTTCGAGATGGTTTCCGATTTTGAAAAGCGTCTTGATTACGCAAAGCAGAACACCGACCTGCCGGAGCACCCTGATATGAAGCGTGTCGAGGAGTTCGTGGTCAGCGTGAACAGGAGGTCTCTTGATGCATAAGATTTCAATTCCAAAGGGTGCCAAAGCGATTCTTCTTGGGCTTCGCTATGAAAATCATGAGGCTTATGTCGTTGGCGGCTGCGTTCGAGACAGTCTGCTTGGCAGAGAACCAAAGGATTGGGACATCTGTACCTCTGCTACGCCGCAGGAAGTCAAGGAGCATCTCAATCGTTGTAGTGTTCGGACGATTGACACAGGATTAAAGCATGGTACGGTAACGGCGGATATGGAGCGAGCGGGTAAATACGAAATTACGACCTTCCGCATTGACGGGGATTACTCGGATAATCGCCGCCCTGATTCTGTCACATTCACAGAGAGTGTTTATCAGGATTTGTCCCGCAGAGACTTTACTATCAATGCGATGGCGTATAACAGCGCCGGTCTTATCGACCCCTTTCACGGCGTAGACGATTTGGAGAATGGCATCATTCGCTGCGTTGGAAATCCGAATGACCGATTCGGCGAAGATGCACTTCGCATTCTGCGTGCTTTGCGGTTTGCTTCTGTCTATGGTTTTTCGATTGAGAAGAACACAGCGCAGGCTATCCATGACAACGCATGGCGGCTTACGAATATTGCTGCGGAAAGAATTCACAGCGAACTTTGTAAGCTGCTTCTCGGAAGCGGTGTCCTCTCCGTTCTGTTGAATTACCCCGATGTGATTGCAACCATCATTCCAGAGATGAAGCCGTGTATTGGTTTTGACCAGAACAATAAGTACCACCAATACACTGTCTACGACCATATTGCCCATGCAGTTTCCAACTATACAGGCAGTGACATCGCCGTCAAGGTGGCACTGTTGCTGCATGATATCGGAAAGCCTTGCTGCTATACCGAAGATGAAAACGGCGGTCATTTTCACGGGCATGGAAACTATAGTTATGATATTTCCAAAGTCGTTCTGGAACGGCTGCGTTTTGACACTGCAACAAAGCAGGAAGTCCTTGACCTTGTTTTGTACCATGACGCTTTGATTGAACCGACGACTAAGACGGTTCGCCGTTGGCTCTGTAAAATTGGCGAGCATAGATTTTCTCAGTTGTTGGATGTCAGAATGGCGGATATCAAAGCCCATGCAGAAGGGACACAGGAATCCAGAATTGAGCGATGTGTGACACTTGGTGTGTTGATGGCGGAAATAATTGAGCAGGAAAAATGCTTCGCCTTAAAAGACCTTGCAGTCAACGGAAAAGATATTATTTCCCTCGGTGTGCCGCAGGGGAAACAAATCGGAGCCATTCTCCATGAACTTCTGGAGGAGGTTATTCTCGATACGCTTCCCAACGAACACGATGTTTTGCTGCGAAAGGCGGTGGAACTTATTGAGCGAACCTAAATATCCAAAGGGTGAGCGAGTGTGGGTGGGATACTATGATAGCCATCACGAACTGCGCTTTATCCTGACAAGTAAAGATAGCCGAGACTTCTATTTCTTGTATGAGTTGGCTGAAGGCAACTTCCGCAAGCTCGGGAAAGCACGGTCGCCGACGGAATTGGAAGAAAAATTCCGTGTATATCAAAGGATGGAGGAGCACGGTGGATGACTTTACTTATGATTGCTGGCAAAAGAAACAGCTGGCTCAGCAGGCTCGCCATCGCAAGCGTGGCAGTAAAAGTCGGAAGTGTTTTCTTCCATCAGACAACTTGACGAAAAAGCAGTGGAAAGAAAGGAATGGGAAAACATTGTCTATCAACTTGAATCAACCTACTTCCTGGGAAGTTTTCAAAGAGGTTTCCAAACCGACGCAGGAGGAATATCTTAACCACCTGCTGACGGTTTATGGGGCGAATGCAACCAGTTTGGCAGCCATGTTTCATGTGCAGCCACTTACCATTCGTCGGTTTATCCAGGCAAATGGTCTTGCAGTAAAGTTCCCCGTAGGACATTCCATGAACGCTGGGCAACGAGAAGCATGGGGACAGTTCTTGAAGGGCGAAGTAAAGCCCGTGGCAGCTCCCGCTCGTCCGGCAGAGCCTCACATTTCAACACCAGAAAGAAACGAAACCATGTCCATGAAAAAGGTCTCTCTTTCTTTCAGCGGGAAAATCAATGCAGCTATGCTTGTGAACTCTCTGCTGCAAATTCTCGGAGAGAACGCATCTGGAGAGGTGGAAATCACCTGTCAGCTCTGCGGTTGACTGTGTATGGTATAATAGATATTGGAAGGAGTGGTCTTTATGGATAACAATTTGGATTTGCAGTATGCGCTCGATGCCGACATTGAAACGGCGTTCGACAGCTTTGTTGATGCCATCCATGATGAGGTGATGAATGATGAGATGAAGACGACCATCATCAATCTCCCTAAGCATCAGCAGATGAAGTTTGTATATTCTGTGCTCAAGCACTTCGCAAAAGGAACGGACGCCGTTCTTTCATATAAATTGTGTGAGCCGTTCAAGACAATGGGCAGCGTCTCTATCGAAGCAAAGCAGCTGGAATTTGATAACCCTGAATGGTTTGCCAGAGCTGCTGAGTTTGCCAGCAATACGGAGGTCTATCCTTTGACCAAAAACAGAATTCGGCTGACATTTACCTTTCATGGTATCACAACGCCAATCGAGTAAGGAGGCTGGCAATATGGAATACAAAGGTTGTTTTGACACGGTGCATGGTTTGATTGCGGATGCCTCCAAAGAGTTTGGTAAGGCTTTCGTTATCTCTCCGGAAAAATCTGAGCAGGTCAGCAGAGCTTGTGAGAAAGTCGATGCGCTTTTTGAAGAGATTGATTGCTCTGTTATTGACGCAAGCGTCAATATGGATAACAAAGTGCTGACTATCAGCATTTTCTGTGACGAAGTTATTCTGGAAAACGGTAGGGAGAATGGCTTCTGCAAGCTTTTGCAGGAGGTTACTTCGTTCTCCATCTCTAAGGCGGCAGAAAATACTCTGCGGCTCGATATGAATATCGCTGGTGTATGGCAAGCGGCCTAATCCACCACGCAAACTGCTTTTATAGGAGGAATTGAGTGGATGATAGAAGACGGGGGCAGCTCAGGGACGCCCTCAATATGTTGAGCAATGCCGCTTCTGTGGTAGAGAGGGTCTGCGATAAAGAGCAGGACTGCGTTGACAACTATCCCGAAAATCTACAAGGCACAGAGCGGTTTGAAAAGATGGAAGACGCACTGGACAGCCTGAATGATGCGCTTGAAAAAATCGACGACGCAAAAAGCCACATTCAGTCTGCTATCCAGTAAAGAAAAAGCAGGGCTTGATTGCCCTGCTCTTTTACTCCTCAAACAAATAGTCCGGCAGTTCCAGTTTGAAGCCCATCAGGACTTTTCCGTAGCACTTTACAGAGCTGCCGCTGTCCGACGACACAAAGACATTCGTATTACGAAGCTTCGGGTTCGCGGATACTAACTCAAGGTTTCCATTTTCATCTACATAGTACTGCTTGCAGTACATTGCGCCATCTACGCAGAAGATGCCGACATCGCCAATAGCCATTTCTGCATCCTTTTTCACATAGACCATGTCGCCATCGTGAATATAGGGGAACATACTGTTTCCCTGGATGTTTACGGCATAATCTGCTTCATCCGGGACACTGCTGTCCACCAGAATCATCTCAAAGTCAGCACCGTCAAGCGGAACGGATGTACCGGCTGCGGATGGTGTGGTATATCGTGGGATATACCGTTCTCTCCCGGTGTCTGCAAGTTGAATAACCTTGCTGCGGTTCTTCGGCTTCGCCGTCAGGTCAATGCGTTCTTTCTCCAAAGAGCACACAGTGTTTACGACTTTTTTGCCGTGGGCATCAAGCTCACGATAGTCCTGCAGAAAGCGTTTCTCTGCCGGAGAGAGTATAAAAGCGTAGTTTTGTTCCTTTCCTTTCGGCTGAATATCAAGAAGCGTATCTATCGATGTGTTCAGAAAACGCCCAAGTGCAATCAAGGCGTCCATGTTCGGCTTTTTCGTGTTGTGTTCCCACGACCGAACAGCAACGGTAGAGACTCCGACAGCAGAACTCAAATCCTGCTGTGTATATCCGCGCTCCAGACGCAGATTCTTCAGGCGCTGACCGAAGTCCATGATGACTATCCTCCATCATTTGAGATTGGTTGTTGACACGACCAGTAATTTGTGGTAGCATTAACACCGTAACAACTGTTTGCATTGACAGGATAACATAAACTAAGGTTTCTGTCAATAGGAAAAAGAATAGTCCGCCTTTCGACGGACTATCCCGTGTTGCATACTGCCGATGAACACAAACTCAAGAAAACAGTATGCGAGCAGCCCATAGATTTACAGGCTGTGGTCATAACGACACCACTCATCATGACCCACTTGTAGTATAACATGGGCTTCCTCATAAATCAATGGAGGTTTCTGACTACGAGATGAAAAAAAGAGTTTCTGTGAGGGAACTGAAGGAATACTGTTCCCGAAACAAACCGCAACAGGTTCTCTTCTGCACGGAGAATCAGGAATGGTATCGTGTGGCAGACCCCTGCAAACTCAGATTATCCTTCCCAATTATGTTGATATGCGAAAACCCTAATCTGATTTGCTTGAAGTCCGAAACAAATACCATGTGCATCGACCGCATTAAATTTGCTGAAATCAACAGCGATACAAGTGCGTTGGGTACTGTACTCACGGTGAGCTGCGGTAATATGAAAGCTGCGGAACCCGAGAAAACCTATACCCTAATTTTCTCATAAACTTTTTATGTTGTCTATATAATTGACTTGACTTGAAAACCCCATTATGCTATACTCTAACTATCAACATAATTGTATTGAAGGAGTTAATACCTTGGGTTTTCATCATAATGAGCAGCGAGTCCCTCAAATCGGAGAGGTATATCTGATGAACTTCGGAGGAAGCGGCAGCGAACAAAACGGCTGGCGCCCCGGTGTTGTTTTCCAGAACAATGTCGGCAACGCACACAGTCCCAACATCATCGCCCTCCCCCTTACCAGTTCCATCAAGAAGTCAGGCCAGCCCACCCATGTCATTGTTAAATCGGCTGATAGTGGACTTCGTCTGGATAGCATGGTTCTGTGCGAGAATCCCGAATGTATGTCGAAAGAACGCATCGGCCAGTATATCACCACATTGTCCAACCGTTATATGCGGCAGATAGCAGCAGCAAATCTGCTTGCTACATCTGCTATTTCGTTTCTGGACACTGAGGTTTTGCTCGCCGTTTGGCATAAGGCAATCCGTCTGAATGCCGCTGTTCCGGCATAACCCTACATACAATTAACGGGAGGTTCGCCATGTACAATGAAGGGTTAAAGATAAACTTCATCCGCAACTATACGCAAAGCATTAACACCGCCAATGTGGCAACGACGGTATTTACCGCATTTGAACCACACGAAGAGGCGTGGGGCGCTGATTTGTGTACGAAAGGTACCGAGGAACTCCAGCCTGTGATTGACGAAATCGTAGGGTTGCGCTCCAGAAGTCAATGGATGTCGCTGACGATACTGAAAGAGTATGTCAAGTGGTGTATCACTATGAAAGTGCCGGGTGCTTGTGATGGGATGCTCCGTATCACAGCGGTCGGCCTCGACAAAGTCAGAAAACAGATGGTCACGAGCCCGCTGCACCTTCAGCGGTATCTCAATGAGGTCTTTGACCCAGAGGGCGACGAAACCATCGACAATCTCTACCGCTGTTACTACTGGATGGCGTTTTCCGGTATTCGGGAAGAAGACACGCTGAGCATCACAGCTTCGGATGTGGACTTCATGGATATGTCCATCCGGTATGGTGAGAACTGTGTTCCGCTTTACCGCGAGTCCCTCCCCGCTTTTCATAATGCGGTAGAGCTTTCTGGCTTTTTGTATAAGCACCCGAATTACGCAAAGGAAATTCGGCGTGACAGAGTTCCCGGCGATACCATTATGCGTGGAGTTCGGGCAACCACAAAAACGATGTCTATTCGCTCCATGCTTTCGCACCGTTCTGCGGCTGCACTTCAAGAGGGCAGAACAGAGCAACAGTTAAGCTTTTACAGAGTATGGATGTCCGGGCTTTTCTATCGGATGTATGAGAGGGAACGGGCTGGTATCCCAGTGGACTTCTCTGATGCGGCAGTTGATTTCATGTCCGGGCGGACATATATTGTTAAAGGCAGGGTCAAGCTGGAACACAAACAAAACAAAATTGAAAAAGACTATATGGAAGACTACCAGCGTTGGAAGCTGGCTTTCCTGATGTAAGGCGGTGAAAAAATGGGTATCGGAGATTTGTTTTCTATCTTTGCAGGCGGTGCTTGGCTTGCTACAGAAACAGCCAAAGAGATTGGTGAACGAGCTGTTGGCGAAGAGCGCAGCCGTTTAATCAAGGCATACATCGCAGAGCACACTGACCCCGAGTTGGAGCAGCGTATGATGGAGGATGTAAAGAATCCCGATATGTACGATGCGGTTTGGGAGCGTATCGAGTCTTTTAAGCGAGACAATCCTGTTTTCTGTGATGAGGAAGCCAAGAAATCTCTCATCAAAAAATACGACGGAACTTATGGATACACAAGCCGTTTCGGCTGGCAGAATGTCGGCGAAGAGAGACTCCCGTTCCGCACAGCAAACGGAAGCCTGTACGGGAAGAGTCAGTATCAGGATTTAGAACTGGACGGGAATCGCAATATTGCAGTCATGCTTCTGATGCAAACATACGGCAAAATGAAGTTGTCCCACGCGAAGACAACAGCCGAAAAGCTTTACCCCATCCCCAAGTCCAATCGAAATTGGTAATCAGAGAGCCTGCATCAAGCAGGTTTCTCTTTACATATATCAACACAATTAAATAAAATACAAATTGAAAGGAGTGGTTCCTATGGGCGAGTTAAAAGAGCGATTTCTTTCCGTGTACCATGATGCGGTACACAGAGACGGTGCCGATATGCTTCTGCGATGGCTGGAGGATTCCGATTTTTTTGTGGCACCAGCATCCACAAAGTTTCACGGCTGTCATGATGGAGGGCTTCTTCAGCATTCTCTGAATGTTTATGACTGCTTAAAGAGAGGGCTGGCAAACGCCGGATTACAGAACAGCTATCCTGCCGAAACAGTTGCTGTTGTTTCGCTGCTTCACGACATTTGCAAAGTCAACTTCTACAAGAAGGGTTTTCGCAATGTCAAGGATGAGGAAACCGGTCAGTGGTACAAGAAAGAGGTCTATGAAATCGACGAAAAGTTCCCCTGTGGAGAACACGCAGACAAGTCAGTCATTCTTATTCAGAACTTCATGCATCTTGAGCCGGAGGAAATCCTCGCTATCCGTGCCCATATGGGCGGCTGGGACACAGCAGTAAAGGGCGGGAATGCTTTCGTCGGCAAGATTTTTGAGCGAAGCAAGCTTGCTGTTCTGCTGCATCTTGCCGATATGGAAGCTACTTATCTTTGCGGCGAATAAAAGGAAAGAAGGTTATTTATGTCAGAGCAGACAGGCAACATCTATCAGAAGCTTGCTAAGGTCAGAAAGCAGGTAGAGGTCATCCGGAAAAACAAAAGCGGTTACGGCTACAAGTATGTCACTGAAGACGAAATCCTCGCCAAAATCTCGGTCTTTATGGACAAGTATCACCTGTCCCTGGTTCCCAGCATTCAGTCTGGAACTACGAAGGTAGAACCCTATACATATAAGAAGACCAAGACGACTGGCAAGGGCGAGTTTTACGAGGAGAACAACAACGAGATTCTGGTAAGCGCCGATATGACATGGTCGTGGGTCAACAACGATAATCCCGAAGAGCGTATCGATGTCAGCTGGGCACTTGTTGGACAGCAGGGCGATGCTTCGCAGGCGTTTGGTTCCGGTTTGACTTACTCCAGCCGATACTTCCTTCTCAAGTATTTCAATATCGCAACGCCAGATGATGACCCCGATAACTTCCGCAGTAAGCAGCGTGCAGCCGAGGCGGCTGAGGATAAGATGATTGCGGAAGGCATTATCCAGAGTTTTGACGAGACAGTCAAGCGCTTCCTTGAGTCCAATAAGGATAAAGCAGAGGATGTGAAAAAGTTCGTTTCCAAGTATGCAAAGGGCGGCAACTATTTTGCCATCACAGAGTCAGCTCTTGCCGGTAAATTGCTGGCAGATTTCAAAGACACATTCAACATCAAGGAGGAGTAACAAATGGGTTTTCGCACAGGTGCTTATGCAAAGGTCTGGGAAGTGACGCCTATGAGCGACACCAGCACGAAGGTTCGTATGTCCATCAGTCGAAAGAACAAACAGTCCGGTGAGTATGAACAGGACTTTTCCGGTTTCGTTCTCGCCATCGGTACGGCGGCAGCAAAGAAAGCTGCCGGTTTGAAAGAAGGCAACCGCATCAAGCTCGGTGATGTGGATGTGACGACCAAGTACGACAAGGAGAAAAAGATTACATATACCAACTTCAAAATGTTCTCCTTCGAGCTTGACGGAGAGGAGCCTCGTGACAGCAGTACCGAGCCGCAGCCCACAGTTGATGAGGGCGAAATCGACGATAACCGCCTGCCTTTCTAAAGGTGGCGGCTTATGGGAGAAATCAATTACACACCGCTCATTGACGATATGGTCTGGAGCTACTCCCGTATCAAATCTTTTGTAGATTGCCCGTATCGCTTTTATCTGAAGTACATCCGGCATATCCACGGCAAAGAAATGTTTTTCGCAAGCTATGGCACATTCATGCACAAGCTGATTGAAACCTATTTCAAGGAAGGAAAATCTCCGCGTCAGTTGACAGACATTTACCTGCGTGATTTCAAGAAAGAGGTTGTCGGACGGGCGCCCAACAAAACGGTTTTCGGGAACTACTTCACCGGTGGTCTTCAGTATTTGCGAAGCATCCATCCGTTTCCGTATCGACCTGTAGCCATTGAAAAGAAGGTGGATTTCAAAGTGAATGGAATCCCCTTCATTGGCTATATCGATTTTCTTGGAGAACTGGATGGTTCTCTCTATGTGGTGGATAACAAGTCCAGAGTTTTGAAGCCTCGAAGTAAGCGGGAGAAACCGACCAAGACGGACGAGGAACTGGACGCTTATCTTAAGCAGTTATACCTCTATTCGGCTGCGGTCGAGGATGAATACGGTGTTCGCCCCCGTAAGCTTTGCTTTAACTGTTTCCGTACCGACACCTTCATCGAAGAGCCATTTCTGGATAAAGATTACGACGGTGCAAAACAGTGGCTTGCAGAAATGATTTCCGAGATACGGCAGGAGTCAGACTTCAAACCGTCATGTGAGTTTTTCAAGTGTACCCACCTCTGCGAAATGCAGGATGAGTGTGAGTACTATCAGTTAATGAAGAAGAGGTGATGAGAGATGCTGGCAAATGAAGATATGGCGCGGGTCGAAAGCGAAGCGGGTATTATCGCCACGCTGATTCACCATCCTGATTTTTCATACTACTCTGAGCAGCTGCTGCCAAACCATTTCACGAACGAGGAAAACCGCTATATTTATCAGGCAATTTGTTCCCTCGCAAGAGATGGCATTGAACGCATTGACCCGTACAATATTATCCAAGCGTTGACCGCTAAAGAAGCCACCCGGCGTTTTGCGGATGAGCTGAGTATCGACCAACTCTACACGCTCATGGAAAACAGCGAAAACATCAGCCGAAATACAGTAGAGGAGTATAAGCTTCTCGTAAATAATGTGATGGACGCAGCGTTTCGCAGAGATACCTACCAGCAGTTGAAGGAGTGCCAGAAGTTGTGTACGCAGCCCTCCGCCGAGAACATCGAGCAGAAAATCTATAAGATGCTTGACGATGTGATGATGGAGTTTTCTACAACCAATGATGTCCCGGCCTATAAAGATGTGGTCGATAAATGCTGGGAAGAAATCAAAGGCCGTCAGGGCGCAGGTTACGCAGGAATCCCCTTTAAGTTTCCGGCTTTGAATGATTACGCTACCATTGAGCGTGGAGAGCTGTTTATCTTCGGCGCTGAACAGAAGCAAGGCAAGAGTATGATGCTGCTGAACTGCGCAGTCGATTTGCTTAAGCAGGATTATGCCGTACTGTATCTGGACAGTGAGTTGAACACACGGCTTTTTACTTCCCGTATCCTCGCTCACCTGTCAGGTATCGAGTATAAGCGTCTCACCTCCGGTAACTACAGCGAGGAAGAAGAGCAACGGATTCTGGCGGCAAAAGAGTGGCTTAAAACTCGTAAGTTCACACACATTTATATTCCCATGTTCGACCAGCAGAGTATTTATACCGCTGTCAACAAAGTCAAGCACACTCAGGGGCTGGATGTTCTTATCGTAGACTACTTCAAAGGCAAAGGCGAGGGCGATGCCTTCGATAGTTATCAGGAGCTTGGCCGTTTCGTGGATATGGTAAAGAATCAAATCTGCGGAGAGATGAATATTGCCGGTATCGGTGCGGCACAAGCAACTATTACAGGCAAACTTGCCGACAGCGCCAAGATTGCACGAAACGCTTCGACTATTGCCATGATTTCCGATAAAACTCCAGAGGAAATCGAGGCGGACGGTGCGGAATGCGGTAACAAAAAGCTGCGTGTCACAGTCAACCGTAACGGTATGCAGATGACGCAGGATGAATACATAGACTTGCTGTTTGATGGTAATCACATCCTCTATGAACAGGCCAAGCAGCATATTCCTCAGACCCCATTTTAATCTATCATCACAATTAAATAAAATGCGAAAGGAGGAGACGGTTTGGAGCTGTCTGAGCTGATAGAGTCAGTCGATATTCTGGATTACATTTCCCAATACACGGAGTTCACAGAGAAAAACGGCGAATACTGGGCATTGTCACCTCTCAAAGATGAGAACACACCGTCTTTCTCCGTTCGCAAAGAAACAAATTCGTTTTTTGATTTCTCATCTGGTATCGGCGGCAATGTACTGACATTTATTCGGTACTATGACAAGTGCAGTATGGCAGAAGCCGTAGAAAAGCTGAAAAAATACAGCGGATTTAACGGCAAAGTAAATTCAAGGAAGCGTCTTGCAGCTGCAGAGGTGGCAAAACGGTTTGCGCCGCCCCATAATACGGCGAAAAAAGCTAAGGGGACAGTGTTGCCGGATGATTACATGGAGCGATATGAAAAACGAGATGATAAGTTGGCTGTTTGGGAGCGTGAGGGCATTTCTCGTGCATCTATAGACAAGTTCTCGGTGTACTATGACAGTTTTTCCGACCGGCTTGTCTATCCAATACGAAATCCGGATGGAAAAATCGTCAATGTCGGTGGGCGAACCCTTGACCCGCACTGGAAAGAGAAAGGTTTGCGTAAATACACCTATTTCATGTCGTGGGGCGAGCTAAAAACCATCTATGGCCTTGCAGAAAACAGAGATGCCATCCTCCAGAAAGGGGAAATCATCCTGTTTGAGGGTTGCAAGTCCGTTCTGCTTGCCGATACTTACGGAATTCACAATACCGGAGCAATTTTGACCTCGCATCTGAACCCAAATCAGATGAAATTGCTGGCGGCGCTTGGCTGTCGTGTGGTTTTTGCCCTTGATAAGGATGTCTGCATCCGAGATGACCACAATATCAAGCGGTTAAAGCAGTTTGTCAATGTGCAATACCTTTGGGATAAGGATAACTTACTTGGTGAAAAGGACAGTCCTGTCGATAGAGGCCAAGAAACTTGGAAAAAGCTCTACGAAGGGAGGCTGTCGTGGCGATGAGCGGGCAATACACCGTCTATCATCTACATAGTGACTTGTCAAATGGCGTTACCAACATTGATTCGGTCACAAAATACGGAGAGTACATTGTAAAGGCCAAAGAATGTGGTATGAATGCGATGGGCTTTTCGGAGCACGGTTCTGTTTTTGAGTGGTGGCACAAGAAAAGTGCGATTGAAATAGCCGGGATGAAGTACATCCATGCTGTCGAGTGTTATCTCACCACAACTCTTTCGGAAAAAATCAGAGATAACTACCACTGCGTTCTTCTCGCCAAGAACTACAACGGCTTTTTGGAACTGAACCGCCTTGTGTCAAACAGTTTTTGCAGAACGGATAACCATTTTTACTATGTCCCCCGTATTACCTTTGACGAGTTGTTCCACACATCGGATAACATCCTCGTCACCACCGCTTGTGTCGGCGGTGTGCTTGGGAAAGGGAACGAACAGGTACAGCGATTGTACCTTGATTTTCTGACCCGCAATCGGCACCGCTGTTTTTTGGAAATCGGACATCATATGGATGAAAAACAGGTTTCCTATAACAAAAAGCTGCTTGCGTTAAGTCAAGAGCTCACCATCCCGCTGATAGCCGGAACAGATACTCATGTTTTGAACGAAGAGCACGAGAAAGGCCGCAGCATCCTGCAGGCGTCCAAGAACATCTTCTTTGACGGTGAAGAGCGCTGGGACTTGAAGTTCAAAACTTACGATGAGCTGGTCGCAGCCTATCGAGCACAGGGTTCTTTGCCGGAAACCGAGTATATGCAGGCCATTGAGAACACCAACCGGCTGGCAGATATGGTGGAACCTTTTGAACTGGATAGAGGAACTAAGTACCCTCATATTTACGCAGAGCCGGAGAGGACTTTCCGTGAAAAAGTCCAGTCTGCTATGGAGACGCATCCCTATGCGCTGAAGAACCATACCAAAGAGGAGCTGGAGCGAGTCGTTGAAGAAGAGTTTGATGTCTACAAGGCGACAAAGTCTATTGACTTTATGCTCCTGCAAACATATCTGCGGGAATGGGAAAAGGAAAACGGTATCCAATGCGGTTATGGGAGAGGCTCCGTGTCCGGCAGTATGATTGCTTACCTGCTTGGCATTACACAGATGGACAGCCTGCGGTTTGGGTTAAACTTCTTCCGCTTTATGAACCCCTCCCGTGTGACCAATGCTGATATTGATACGGACTACTCCGGCAAGGACAGAGACACAGTCAAACGATTCCTGCTTCGTGACAAGATGAACCTGCCCAGTATCCGCTCCGCCGAAATCATTACCTTTAATACCATTGCTTTGAAGGGGGCTGTTCGAGATGTGTGCCGTGCCCTCTATAAAGACCGTCAGGACATCAATTATATTCAGGTCGCCAACCACATCTGCAAAGAAGTCGAGACGCATGAAGATGCAGTTCGCAAAAAGTACCCGGAGGTTTTCCGGTATGTGGATATTGTCAACGGCACCATCGTTTCCATCGGAACCCATCCCAGCGGTGTGCTTATCAGTGACCTGCCTATCGAGCAGACCGTAGGTCTTTGCAGCGTGTCTACATCTGAGTATCCGGTCTCCATGATTAACATGAAAGAACTGGACGACTTGATGTATGTCAAGCTGGATATCCTGGGGCTTGATAATATCGGCGTCATCAATGAGACCTGTAAAACTCTCGGCATTGAGCGACTCACTCCCGATAACACAGATATGGAGGATATGAGCGTGTGGAAAAGCATCCGCGATGATACAACGCTTATCTTCCAATGGGAGTCAGACAGCGCACAGCATTATCTCCGGCAGTTTATGTCGGACAGCACACTGGAAACGGCCCGCTCTAAAATCCCGAACTTCTCTATGCTGAAATGGATGTCGTTTGGCAACGGACTTCTCCGCCCAGCCTGCGCCAGTTTCCGTGACAGTGTTGCAAAGGGCGAGTTCTACGATAATGGTTTTGATGCGTTGAATGAATTTCTTTCCCCCGAGGCCGGACGCATCGCCATGCAAGAGACTATCATGCAGTTCCTTGTTAAGTTCTGCGGTTATTCTGCGGCAGAGTCCGATAATGTGCGCCGTGCTATTGCAAAGAAGAAGGGGACAGAAACACTGCTTCCTGAGATTGAGGAACGATTCGTTGCCTATTGTTCGGAACAATATAGCATGACTTCGGAACAATGTGAGAAAATCATCAAGCCGTTCCTGCAAATCATTCTGGATGCCTCCGCCTATGGCTTTTCGTGGAACCACTCAGACGCCTACTCCTCCATCGGGTACATCTGCGGCTATCTGCGTTACTACTATCCGCTGGAGTTCCTTACGGCAGCACTCAATATCTTTGGCGACAACATGGATAAGACCGCCGCTATTACCAACTATGCAACCAGCGTAGGCATCCGTGTCACATTGCCAAAGTGGGGATTATCCAGAGGCGAGTACTTCTTCGACCGGGAAAAAAGAATCATCGCAAAGGGGCTTACCTCCATCAAGTATATGAGCGCCAACCTTGCCGATGAGCTTTATGACCTTGCCAGAAACAAGTACTCCTACTTCATGGATTTGCTGAAAGACTTGGACGAAAAGACCAGCATCAATTCCAGACAGCTCGATATTCTCATCAAGCTGGATTTCTTCTCCGACTTTGGCAATCAGCGTGAGCTTCTGCGCATGACAAGCCTGTTCTCCGAGATGTTCAAGAAAGGACAGGCTAAGCAGATACGGAAAAGCGATGTAGACGGAACTCCGTTGGAGGAAATCGTCAAGCGGTATGCGGTGGGCGTAACGAAATCAGGCGGTATCGCAAAGAGTTATACGCTTCTGGATGTCGCATCTATCCTGCGCGAGGCGGAAACCGTTATCAAAGCCGCAGGGATGGATGACTTGAGCGACCTTATCAAGGTGCGCAACTTCTATGATGTTATGGGTTACATCGGTTATGTGTCCGGCAACGAGGCCGACCGGCGCAAACTCTACATCACAGACATCAAGCCGCTATACCGTAAGCGTGATAACAAGCAGTTCGGGTATAGCCTGTTCACGAAATCTATCGGCAGCGGCAAAGAGAGCCGGTTCACTGTCTTCAACAGAGTCTTTGATAAAGAGCCTGTCAAAGAGGGCGATATCATCTACTGCAAAGGCTACGAAAGAGACGGCGAGTATTTCACGCTGACAGCGTATCAGCAGGTTATTTGATTACATATAAAACATGGATTTTATAAGCATGGAGGTGCATATTTTGCAGGACAAACAGGTCTGCAATCTCTGCGGCAAAGAACTTGATTTCTTTGACCGGCAGGAGAACTTCACAATACATACAAGAATCGGTTATGGCAGTATCCATGACGGTGACAAAGTTCATCTCCAGTTCTGCTGTGACTGCTTCGACAAGGTCGTTGCCATGTGTACCGTGTCGCCCATTGAGGAGGTAAGCTGAGAATGGATAGAGCAGAATTTCAGAGATACATTGATAACGCCCTGCAAGAAGCAGAGCGTGTGAGGACTTATTGTGCGCAAGACGAAATCGTCCTCATTATGACAGCGGATTTTTATCGAGAGCTTCTTGCCACCACAGACATTCACGCCAACAGAGACGGCGACCACTACGGCTTCCTTTATGGCTATCGTATTGCGCTTATCAACGAGCCGACTGAACGCACGATGGTCTCGCCTGCGGTTCTTGGGATGACCTATCATCCGGGCATGGCGTTGGACGACATCATTGTTGTCGATGAAGAGAACCGGGTATTCCGGCTTGCCAGTCGTGACCCTGTCCAGTTCACAGACACCGGTATGACTGTTCGCTTTGATGCGCATACCCGCACTACCAGACTGGATGCAGCAGCTATCGACGCTGGAAATATTGCGGCTGAGACCATGCGTGTCGCCACCGCACAAGCCGCTGCTACAACTGCTGCTGTAGACCCCTATACGGTCTACTATAATCCGTTTGAAACAACTACTACCACAACTACCACGACCGGTAACTATTGGCAGCAGTACTGGACACGCCCAGTTACATGGGATTACAACCCGACGGTTACTTTCCATGTAGATGCAGCAGAAGTCAACCACAGCGTATTCGATAGACTCACAGGTGGCGGCAGAAGAAAAAAGAATCGTGCCAAAGAAGATGCGGAACTGTCTGCCGGAGACACCAAGGCAATGGATGAATTCCTTGATGGATTCGCCATCAAGCAGAACCTGCAGCAGGCGTAAAAGGAGGGTACCAATGGGTAAGGTAATTGTGCAGGACTTTACCTGCAAAGAGCCAATCACCATGATTGGAACAGAGGCCGGTGTCTGCTGGGGCGCCGATATTTCCGACCAGAAGAAGAACTACCGCCGAGGCATTGACTGCCTTGAAAGTGAGCACGGAAGAACTTTTGAGTTCCCCGATGCCTATATGATTCTCGATGGGTACTCTGCACGGGTCATTCGTGAGTGGTACACCCACATTGGCGGTTCGCCTACGAGATTGCAGGCAAGCACAAGATATATCGACTATGAGCACGGCTTTGATTATGTCGTACCTCCCAGCATCGAAAAGGACAAGGCGGCGTCAGCCGGATACAAGAAGGTCATGACAATTCTCCAAAATGCGCTTACGGCACTGGATGCGTTTGGCGTCCCCCGTGAGGACACGGCACTGCTGCTGCCGCTGGGAATGACCACTCGTATCGTGTGCAAGCACAACGCCAGAAACCTTATGGATATGTCCCACCAGCGGATGTGTTCTCGTGCTTATCATGAGTATCGAAAGCTGTTTGACGATGTGTGCAATGCTCTCCGTGCGTATTCGGAAGAGTGGGCGTACCTGGTTGACCACTACTTCATGCCAAAGTGCGAGTACATGGGCTTCTGCAAGGAGAAAAAGTCCTGCGGTAAGATGCCGCACAAAGAGTGAGGCTATGAAAAGCAAAATACGAAACCCCAAAAAGATGCGTCAGCTTATCGACTTCAAAGGCCTGGAGCTTGAGGGCGGTATCTACCCGACCGACATCGACGGGCTGATTGAACTGCGTAATCGTGAATACATAATTCTTGAAGTCAAGCACCGTGGTGCTGCTGTCCCTTATGGGCAAAGGCTTGCCATTGAAAGAATGGTGAATGACTTCACAACAGTTGGGAAGAGTGCGGTCGCTATCATATGTGAGCACCAAGTCGATGACCCGGACAAGCCAGTTGTCGCAGCATACTGCAAAGTAAGGGAAATCTATTATGGCAATGAGCATAAGTGGAGGCCGCCGGACGACTCCATCAATGTACGGCAGGCTATCGATAGCTTCTGCAAGTACACAACAAAGAAAAAAGGAGGCTGATGCCGTGAAAATTATTGCTATCTCAGGCAAGGCGCAGCATGGGAAGGATACAACAGCCGGGTTTCTGAAATCCGCATTGGAAGCAGACGGCTATAAAGTGCAGGTCGCTCACTATGCAGACCTACTCAAATACATATGCAAACAGTTTTTTGGATGGAACGGGCAAAAGGACGACGCTGGACGCCACATTCTGCAGTATGTTGGAACAGATGTCATCCGCACGCAGAAGCCTGATTTCTGGGTCGATTTCATTATCTCTATGGCGGAACTCTTTCCTGATACATGGGATTATCTGCTCATCCCCGATTGCCGATTCCCCAACGAGATTGACCGCATTAAGAGTGCCGGGCTTGATATGGTTCATTTGCGTGTTGTGAGGGAGAACTTCACAAGTCCGCTATCCAAAGAGCAGCAGGCACATCCATCAGAAACCGCACTTGACAATACAACGCCGGACTACTGGATTGTCAATGATGGCACGCTGAAAGACCTGCAAGAGCGTGTTATTGCGTGGCTCACAGATTACACAGGACTCCATCAGACGACATTCGATGAGTTATAAGGGAGGTGCGATATGCGTCATCTGACAATTCTTGTCGATATGGACGATACCATTGAGAATCTCGCTGAAGCATGGGTCACCTACCTGAATGCACGGCATCAAACCAGTACCAACCTTTCGGATATTACCGATTGGGATATTTCAAAGGCATTCCCAACCCTTACAAAAGAGCAGGTGTATGCTCCGTTGTTCGAGGATGCCTTTTGGAACTGGGTCAAACCGATGAAAGGTGCATCGGAGGCGCTGCAAAAGCTGATTGCAGATGGACATACTGTGCTAATTGTAACTACATCGAACTATCAGACTCTGGCTGCCAAAATGGAGCGGGTTTTGTTCCACTATTTTCCGTTCCTGACATGGAATGATGTTATTATCACAGCCCACAAGCAGCTTATCAAGGGAGATGTGCTGATAGATGACGGTATTCACAATCTGGAGGGCGGAGATTACTTCAAAATCCTCATGACCGCTCCGCACAATCGCTATTATGACGCAGATAAAAACGGAATGTACCGTGTCAGCTCGTGGAGTGATGCTTATTCCGTCATCCAAGCACTTGCCTGTGCTGATTCCATATCACAATGGCGGGATGACCCCGCCGCTTTCACCGAAGAAGTCCTGCATATCCAGTTAAAGCCGTATCAACGGCTTGCCTTAAGGCTCAAAGGAGGTCTGAACCGAATTGAAAATCATTCTGTATTCAACCGGGTGTCCCAAGTGTAAGGTGCTCAAGCATAAATTAGAAGAAAAGGGTATTGCGTACACAGAAAACAACACTGTGGACGAAATGCTGTCGCTCGGAATCGTACAAGTTCCTGTTCTCAGTGTGGATGGAGAACTTCTTGACTTCCAAACAGCAAACCAGTGGGTTAATCAACATTAAAAGAAGGAGGACAGGAGCAAATGAACATTCCACTCAAAATGAACCGAGACTTTGAAAAGGCAATGGCAGCTCTCAATGAGCGATATGGTGAGGATTTCGAGTTTCTCAACGGATTCCATGAAACCCAGTTGAATTTCTCTGACTTCATCGATGGCTTTATTGATAAGAATGTGGCTGATGTGACCATTGATGCCAATGCAAACGCCTCTAATAAGGATATTCGCAGTCTCTTGAATGAAAAAGGAAAATCCCACGACAAGCTGTTCGCTTTCAACAAGATTTTCTATGAGATGAAGAAGAGGTACAACCTTCGCACGGCAAAAGAGTGGCTGGAAACAGAATACAACGGCGGTTTTTATCTGCATGATGCCTCGACTTCCACCTATTTGCCGTATTGCTATGCCTATGACCTGTCCAGATTGGCGACAGAGGGACTTTTCTTCCTGAAAAACTACAACAATCAGGCGCCCAAGCACCTCACGACCTTCATGGATGATGTAATTGAGTATATCAGCTACATGAGTAACCGCAGCTCCGGTGCTGTGGGCATCCCCAATGTCCTGATTTGGACATATTACTTCTGGAAAAAGGACTGCGAAAGCGGTCACATCATCAAAGACCCGGAATACTACATCAAACAGTGCTTCCAGAAGTTTATCTACCGCCTTAATCAGCCGTTCATGCGCATCGACCAGACCGCCTTTGTCAATGTGTCCATCTTCGACCGTAATTATATCGAGGCTCTGTTCGGCGGCGTACAGTATCCGGACGGCAGTTATGTCATTGATTGCGTGGAAGAGCTGATTGAACACCAGAAGCTCTTCATGGAGGTCGTTTCGCAAATCCGAAGCGAGAATATGTTCACCTTCCCGGTGTTGACTTATAGTCTTCTGTACCGTGATGGGAAGTTTGTGGACGAGAACTTTGCCAGATGGTGCAGCGACCACAATACCACATGGAATGACAGCAACTTCTTCATCAGCGGTGATGTAAATACGCTTTCCAACTGCTGTCGCCTGCTGTCAGATACCTCAAAGCTCAATGCGTTCATCAACTCCATCGGCGGCACGGCACTTTCTATCGGTTCTGTCAAGGTCAATACCATCAACCTGATGCGGATTGCGCTGGAAACGGAATGCGACGAGAAAAAGTATCTGACTCTTCTTAAAAAGCGTGCGCTGCTGTGCTGTAAAACCCTTGATACCGTGCGGCATATTATCCGCCGGAACATCGAAAAGGGTCTGCTTCCCAACTATCAGGAAGGTGCCGTAGAGATGGACAAGCAGTACTGCACGATGGGCATCCTCGGCCTGTATGAGGTAATCGAAGCATTCGGCTATACCAAGACGGATAAGTTTGGTTATATCAGCTATACCGATGAGGGCGTCACTTTCGCAAGCAAAATCTTTGAGGTACTCAACGAAGTCAAGGATAACTTCACTGACGAGTATTCCTTCAACATCGAGAGCGTTCCCGCAGAGCGTGCTGCTGTTATCCTGTGCCAGAAAGATAATGTCCTGTATGACCACAACGATAAATTCATCTACTCCAATCAGTGGATTCCCCTGTCGGCCCAATGCACCATTCAGGAAAAGCTGCGCCTGTGTTCCATCCTGGACGAGAAGTGTTCCGGCGGCAGTATCGCCCACATCAATCTGGAGTCGAATTTCCCTAATACGGACATGGCATGGGAGATGCTCAACAAGATTGCACAGTCCGGCGTTATCTACTTTGCATTTAACACCCGCATCAATGAGTGCAAGAATCATCACGGTTTTGTAGGCACAGACCATTGCCCAGTATGCGGCGAGCCTGTATTCGATACATACCAGCGCATTGTTGGCTACCTCGTCCCGTCACGCGCTTATTCCAAAGACCGCTTCCGTGAGTTCAACACGAGACAGTGGTACACTTATGCGGAGGCAATGAGCGAATGAGGGTAAAGACAGTAGTCGATGAGGACTTCACCAATTACAAGAAACCGGCCATGTTCATTGGGACGATTTCCTGTGGGGGCAAGTGCTGTATCGAGGCTGGTATCCCTCTCTCTGTTTGTCAGAATGATGGGTGGCGCTCCTGCGCCCCCATCACGATTGACGATGATGAACTCTGCCACCGGTATCTGACAAATCCTCTCACCAAAGCAGTCGTCTTCGGCGGACTTGAACCGATGGAGCAGTTTGAGGAACTCCTCGCATTTCTGGATTTGTTTCGTGACACCTATGACTGCGAAGATGATGTTGTCATCTATACCGGTTATTATCCCGAAGAAATCCCAGAGCAGCTCCATGCCCTTTCTCTTTACGAAAATGTCTTCGTAAAGTTCGGACGCTATATTCCGAACAAGCCACACCGTTTTGACCCTGTGCTTGGCGTAGAGCTTGCCTCGGACAATCAGTATGCGGCCAATGTATTCTGGCCGTTCTGGAGGAACAATAAATATGCAAATCAACATCAACCCTGACAAAGACTTCGTCGCACATATGCGCAGGGCACTTAAAGACAACAATGGGTTTTGCCCGTGCGCTATTGTGAGAAGCGAAGATACCAAGTGTATGTGTAAAGAGTTCCGTGAGATGGAGGAAGGTGCCTGCCATTGCGGACTGTACATCAAGATTAAGGATAAACCCGCCGCTGAAAATGCAGACCATTGCATTTGCTGTGGTGCCGTAATTCCAGAGGGCAGAATGGTCTGTCCAAACTGTGGTGAGTAACCGGGAGGTACTAATTGGAGTCAAAAGTATTTGACCTTATTGCAAAAGAGCAGCACCGACAGGATACGACTGTCGAGCTGATAGCCAGCGAGAACTTTGTAAGTGAAAACATCATGCGGGCAGTTGGTTCCTGCCTGACCAACAAGTATTCAGAGGGATACCCCGCTGCACATCGCTCCGGCAGCCGTGGCAGATATTATGGCGGATGCCAGTATGTAGACGAGTTGGAGGAGTACTGCTGCGAAATGTGGCAGAAGGCGTTCCAGACTGACTATCATGTCAATGTGCAGCCACACAGCGGCACGAATGCAAATATTGCAGCATATTTGTCTGTACTGAAGCCCGGAGATACCGTTCTCTCTATGAGCCTTGATAACGGTGGGCATTTGTCTCATGGTTCCCCCGTGAATATCAGCGGTAAGATTTTCAACTTTATCCACTATGGAGCAAACAAATCCGGGTGGATTGATACAAACGATTTCATTGACAAACTTTACAAGTTCAGCCCAAAGCTTGTAGTTATTGGAGCTTCGGCATATAGCCGCACCCTGTACTTTGACACATTCAGAAATGTTATCGACTGCTATAAAAGACAGACAGGGAATGAGTGCTATATGTTGGTGGATATGGCACATATTGCGGGGCTTGTAGCGGCTGGCGACCATCCGTCCCCATTCGGGCTTGCAGATATCATTACTACCACGACACACAAAACCCTACGGGGCACAAGGGGCGGTCTGATTTTCTGTAAGCCGGAGCTTGCCAAGCGTATTGACAGCGCAGTTTTCCCCTGTTGTCAGGGCGGGGCATTGCAGCATATCATCGCTGGCAAAGCGGTAACAGCCGAGGAGGCCTGCACAGACGAGTTCAAAAACTACATCCACGCCGTTGTGCATAACTGTAAGGCGATGTGCGATGCGTTTATTTCGATGGGCTATAAGGTCGTTACAGGCGGCACAGACAATCATCTGTTCCTGCTTGACCTAACGGAAACAGGACTGACCGGTAAAGCGGTACAGGACGAATTGGACAAGCACGGCATTTCCCTCAATAAGAACTGCGTTCCCAATGAGGCTCGCTCTCCGCAGCAGACTTCTGGTGTTCGTATCGGGACGGCAGCTATGACAACTAAGGGTTATACCGCCGAAGACTTTATCCGCGTTGCTCACACCATTGACGCCATTATCAAATCCATGCAGGAGGAATTCCATGACTAAGAAAATCATTACTACATATATCGAGTACGATGAAGACGGCAAAATCAAAAGCCAGAGCGTCACAGAAACACCTTATCCCGAAGATGACTGCGACCTTGATTGCGAATGCCGCGACCGTGCAGAGCTGGATGAAGACGATGATGATGCCGTGTATCAGCTGACACCCAAAGGTATTGCGTGTCTTGCGCTGCTTCGTACCGGCCTTGTCGAATCCGTCGAAGACCCTCGGATTGATGGATTTTGGGAACTGTTCCAGGCAGACATGGATGCACTTGGTTACACACAGGAGGTTGAAGAATGAACAGAGTCGGTGAGTTTGAAAAGGTCAGCTTCGAGCAGTACTATGAAGCTATCAAAGATGAATTTTATAAAGAGCAGGAAATGACTCCTGCCCTGAAAGAGAACATCAAGAAGTCGTGGGAGGCTCTCCAGCTTCCGTCCAGAGCCACATCCGGTTCCGCCGGTTATGACTTCAAAGCACCGTTCTCCTTCTCACTGGATGCCGGTGATACCATCAAAATCCCCACCGGCATTCGGGTTAAGGTCGATGAGGGCTGGTGGCTTGGCTGTCTGCCTCGCAGCGGCCTTGGCTTCAAGTACCGCCTGCAACTGGATAACACGATGGGCGTGATTGACAGCGACTATTACTACTCAGATAACGAGGGGCACATCTTCGCTAAAATCACGAACGACAATCATACAGGCAAAACACTTACCGTAGAGGCCGGTAGCGGCTTCCTACAGGCGATTTTCATCCCTTATGGGGTAACATACTCCGACGATGCAACAGGCGTCAGAAACGGCGGTATGGGCTCTACAGACAGCAAATCATAATGAAACCCTGCATTGCAGTGTAATGATTTCGTTCAATAGTTTTCGGTAGAGACAGCGTCTCACGACCGAAGAAATATACATAGAAAGGGAAAAGACTATGAAACGAATTTTCTCACTGCTTCTGGTTGTTGTACTTGTATTTGGTACAACTTCCGTTTATGCCCTCTCTTGGACTTCCACCTCAGAACCATGCAAGACATACACAATCAACATCGTAAAATACGAGTTGATTCCCGGCGATGTCGGCAATAGCTTCCGGGTAAATCCGAATACTACTGCACGCAAAGGTGAATACGCCTACTACAGTATTGAGGTGTACAATGCCGACAATCAAAAGGTAGACCCCGGCAAACTTATTGTGACCGATATGGCCGCACCAACAAACCTGGACAACGGCTTGTATGCAGCTCTTGTTACCGGAAGCCGTCCGATGCTCACATATAGCATCGAAGAAAAAACATCACTTCAGGAGCTACATTACAACAATATGCCAATTACCATCAGTGGTGATACCGTTACAATCGGTAAATTGGTGTTTACACGGTCAGTGTCCGGAGTAGTAACAGATGTGCATTTTGATGGCAACATTCTGGAACTGACAAAAGAGTTGACTGCGCTCAATATGACACCGGAAGATGTCTACAATGGTAAGGTTTGCATGAGCAACGATGTGTTAATTCAGAACTTCGGGATGATATGCAAGCAAACCGCAACATCCAAATGGTATAACGACGCAGATGCTATCAAAAACATTACCATCCCGAAGACAGGAGATGCGCCGTTAAATGCTTTGTTTGTTGCATTGGTAACATTGGTGACAACAGGTGTGGCGATATGCTTCAGCTGTCGCTTCAAACAGAAAAAGGATTAAGACCCTGAGTACTTCATGTAGAGATGGGGCTGGTGATAATAAGCCAGCCCCATTATTTTTTACGCCAACAAGGAGGTTGGTTATCATAGCTGCAAAAAAATATACCGAAGAAAAAGTCAACGCCGTATATGACGGCGATATTTATACCATCATCAACCTCACGCCAGTTATACATAAAGACGACCGACAGGAACAGAAAAATGAAATTGAAAAAACCCTGTACACCGTCTTTAGCAAATACACACCGAAAAAGAAATAAGACGGAGGATACAGATGGAAGATTTTATTTACGCAAGACAGTCTGTTGATAAAGAAGACAGTATCTCTATTGAAAGCCAAATCGAATTGTGCCTGCGTGAGGTAGGGAATAATCCGCACAGAGTATTTCGAGATAAAGGGTACAGCGGTAAAAATACAGAGCGCCCTGACTTTCAAGATATGATGGCCGCCGTTCGTGCTGGCGGCGCAAGACGAATTATTGTGTACCGCCTTGACCGAATCAGCCGTTCAGTTCTTGACTTTGCAAATGTTATCAGTGAGCTGCAGAAGTACGGCGTTGAGTTCGTGTCTATTACAGAACGATTTGACACCTCAACACCTATTGGCAAAGCAATGCTGATGATAGTCATGGTATTCGCCCAGCTTGAGCGCGAGACGATTCAACAGCGTGTCATGGATGCATACCGTTCACGCAGCAGAAAAGGCTTCTACATGGGCGGCAGAGTCCCTTACGGGTTTGAATTGGAAAACACCGTTATGGAGGGCATCAAAACCTGTATGTATAAACCCATTCCAGAACAGATACAGGTCGTGCAGCTTATCTTTTCTCTGTATGCTATGCCGCAGGTTTCCTTTGCCGATGTGGTGCGCTACCTCAGCCAGAATGGAATTAAAAATCCTAACGGTAAGAACTTCAGCCGTATGCGCATCCGAGACATTATCACAAACCCTGTGTATGCCAAAGCAGACGCTTCCATTTTTGAATTCTTCCACGGACAAGGAACTGAAATCATTAACGATATTTCTCAGTTTATTGGAACAAACGGAGCTTATCTGTACACAGGGAGCAAGGCGGCCAAACGCAAGAGCATTTCTCTTGACGGTCATGTCCTCGTTCTTGCTCCACACGCAGGCTGCATTGATGCTGACACATGGATTCGATGCAGACGCAAGTGTTTGAATGTGCGCCAGATAGCTAAACCCGTAAAAGCAAAGAACACATGGCTTGCCGGTAAAATCAAGTGCATTGATTGCGGACACGCTCTCTCCTTGAAATCCTACCCCCGTAAACGCAGCGCAGACGCAAGGTACTATATCTGCAACAGCAAGTATGTCTCCGCCTCCTGCGACGGTGTAGGCGCAATACAGGCGGCTGGAATCGAGGACATTGTCTTTGACGAAATGTCCCGCAAACTCAAAGAGTTCAACAAACTTTCTTATAAGGAAAAGCATGGAGACCCCATTGAGCTGACCAAGCTAAAAATCCGAGCAGAAGAAATCGAAAAAGAAATCGCTACGCTCATAGACAAAATCGTGTCTGCAAGCACAGCGACAATGGAATATATCAATGAGCGCATTGACGCACTCGATGAAGAGAAGAAAACGGTAAAAGAAAAAATCGCTCAGATGTCAGCCGAAATGTATGACAGACAAAACATCGGCGTCATCAGCGATTACATGAGCAAATGGAACGATATATCTATCGACGATAAATTAACCGTGGTCGATACCCTGATTGAATCTATTCATGTTGGACACGGTAAAGTTAAAATTGCATGGAAAATTTGATGTGGTAGTCTGATTGTTTTGCTAA